ATGGCGGGGCTAACTGATCTACAGGTACGCAAGGCGAAAGCCGAAGAAAAACCATACCGAATCGCCGATGAAAAAGGGCTCTTTCTTTTCGTGACACCCGCCGGAGCCAAACTCTGGCGGTACCGATTTCGGTTCAACGGAAAAGAACAAACCCTGTCGCTCGGTGCGTATCCCGATGTCACGCTGAACGACGCCCGCAAAGCTCGTGAAGATGCCCGCTTGGTGCTGAAGTCCGGCCGCGATCCGGGCATGGTAAAAAAGATTGATAAGCTCGTAGGTCAGCAGCGAACCGCGGAAACGTTCGAGGCGATCGCCCGTGAGTGGCACGAGCTCCAGCAGCCGCAATGGGCGGAGGTTCACGCTTCGGACGTGCTGACGTCGCTGGAACGGGACGTGTTCCCCTCGGTCGGGCACCTGCCAATCCGTGAAATTGATGAGGCGCTTGTCCTGGCGACTTTACGCATCGTCGAGCGCCGCGGCGCGAAAGAGACGGCTCGGCGGCTCCGGCAACGGATGTCGGCGGTGTTTGTTTATGCCATCGCGTCTCGTCGAGCGTCATCAGATCCAGCCGCGATCGTAAAGGGTGCAATGGCGCCCTTGCAGAAGGGGCGGCAGCCGGCCGTTACGTCTCTGGATGCCGCGCGGGAGATGCTCAGGAGGATCGAAGTCACGCCGGCGCACCCCGTTACCAAGCTAGCGCTGCGCCTCCTGGCATTAACCGCCTCTCGGCCCGGTCCTCTTGCCTGCACGCCGTGGTCGGAATTCAGTGAGATGGATCCGGATGATCCGGTTTGGACGATCCCTGCAGCACGAATGAAGCTGAAAAAGCAATTCAAGGGCGACGATGCAAGGGACCATCTTATACCCCTTTCGAAACAGGCGATGGAGGTCATTGCGGTACTACGGGATTTAACCGGAAAGGGCCCGTTCGTCTTCCCCAACCAGCGGCATGCGCATCGGCCCATGTCAGAGAACGCGATGGGCTATTTGCTCAATCGCTCGGGCTACCATCAACGCCACGTGCCTCATGGTTTCCGCTCGACCTTCAGCACAGTGATGAACGAACGTTTCCCGGCCGACCGCGCAGTAATCGATTTCATGCTGGCTCATGCGCCCAAAGATAAGATCGAGGCGGCCTATAACCGATCCCTCTATCTGAATCGACGTAAAGAGCTGGCACAGGAATGGGCGGATCTAATCCTACAAAATGCTCCGTCAGCCGCTGAGATGCTGAAAGGCCCTCGAAAAATTCTGAACCGCGAGAACTATATAAGGCCGAAGGCCGCGTAGGGACGAGGCGGCCAAGCTCGGGATGCCTTGATTTCCTTACCAGCGCGGCGTTCGGGCGCGCGTTCTCTAGGGGGCTGTATCTTGGTCAGAGCAATCTGATAGAAGGAAAATTTTCACCTCTGGCTTGATCTAGATCCTTATGAAGCCAATAGGTTGCAGAGCCGAGCTTCCCTGCCTATTGTTGTTTTAATCAACCGACTTTTGCGGAGCCGCGCGTGGACCTTTTCGAGAACGAGTATCCTGGCAATGCAGCTGTGATGGAGCGGCTTCTGTCGGCTTTGTCCGACGACGGCATTACGGCATTTACCGGCGCGGGAACGAGTATGCCCAGCCTTCCAGGATGGGGTAGCTTGGTTACAACCCTAATCGATGATGCAGCTAAAGACGGACGGCTTGACAGTAACACCGCAACGGCTCTTCGGGACGAACACTCCGACTACCTTTACGTCGTTGACGAAATCTACGCCGCCGCGGGTCGAGCTCAGACGAAAGCAAAGGTTTCGAAGCTGTTCTCTTCGCTGGACAAACCGACTGAGGCGCATGAGTTGATTGTGGGAACACAATTTGAACGGCTTATGACACTGAATTATGACAATGGCCTAGAAACGGCGTTCGCGCAGAAACGATTTTGTCACGTTGCAAGTATTACCGCAAGACAGTCCAATGAGGTTGATGAATGGCTGAGGAATGGTGCTAGTGAAGGGCCCACACAGGTGCTTCATTGGCATGGCTTGGCCGGTAATGCGGAGACGATAGTGCTCAGTAGCTCCGACTACGTCGACTTTTACGATAGTGATCCTGTAAACAACGAGGTACTGCGCAACATCTTCAAGACGCAGAGGGTTCTAATGATTGGCTTTGGCTTCTCTGACCCGTTTGTCGAGAGGCAACTCAATTCGGTCATGCAGCCTATTCAAACAGCGAATAGCCACTTTGCAATTGTCGGGCTCCCTGAAGGCAAAGCGCAGAATATTCAACTTGAGCGGCGGAAATACGCCACCAAATATAAGCTCGAGACCATATTCTACCCGGTTCGAACCGCTCCCGATGGCCGCTCTGACCACTCTGCATTAAATGTCATTCTGAGTTCCTTATCGACCTTGCGGTCGCGGGATGGGACTGCCGTCGCAGTTGCAGGTGGAACCGCTGTAGCTCTGGTAAGCACTCCAGCATATACCTCTTACCGTGCCAGCCTTTTTACGATTGGTAATCGCCAGATCTACTGCGAGCCCAACATTTGGTCATCGACGGTAGGCGCTGATGGGGCAGTCGAAAAGAAGGTAAGTTTTACTGAGTTGATGACGAATAGAGATCATGTTTGCTTGGAGGCTCCGCATGAATTCGGGCTGTCAAATGTTGGTAAGCGCTTGGCAGGAGACATGGCGGTTGCTGGGGAAAAAGTGATATTCCGGGATGCACAAGGGTTCCCGAAATACAAGAAGGCCATCCTCAGCGACCCGGATTTCGCAAATATTGGACTAACTGATCAATTCACCGTTGTTCTTGATAACTTCTTCATCGTGGAGCATCTGCGTGCTGTCCGGGAACTGCTGACGACATTCGAAAACGTGCGAGTGATAGTACTTCAGCTAGCCAATGTCGTAAATGCTGCGGACAGCAGTCTGTTTGAGCTGAATTTTCGCCAATATCAGTTAAGAGGTCTGTCTCGTTCGGATATTCGGGGTGTTATAAGTATAATTGCGCCAACATACAACTCTGATATAGTTTCTACTATTGTTGATAAGGTGTACTGTGACCTTTTGCAATTGTGTATACCTTTGACGCCGTCGAACGTGATTATGTACGCAAGTGTTCTGTGCAAGGATGGTACATTCTCGCCTGTATCACGCCTTCATATAGTCGACAGGTTTGTCGCAGAGGCGCTACAGCGGGCTAGTGATGCGTATGCCGATACCTTCAACTCCGTTCACAAAATCGATTTGTTAGCAGCTTTTTGTTACGATCTTTTCTCCAAAGACAAATCAACTTTCACTGAACTTGAGTGGCGCAGCTTTTGCGACCGGTATAAAATCGACAATCTTGTAGAATTCGGACAGACCGAAATTCTCGGTGACCTCTATAACGGCAGGATCGTAATCCGCGAAGGCCAAGAGTACTATTTTCGGTACAGAATGTTCTTCAGCTATTTCGTCGGTCGGCATATCTCGTCGAATCCGAGCCTACTTCAAGATTGTTTGCAGCAGAACCGCCACCTCGAGTTAGACGGGTTGATTGAGGTCCTTTGCGGCACCTTGTCAGACTGCAGCGACGTCTTGGAAGATCTCACTTCCAAGCTGTCCGCATCCTTAGAAAAATTCTACTCAGAGTACCCGATTGGTGGGTTGGATTTTCACCAGGCGGTCAAATGGGAACTGCAGGCGTCTGACGAGGCGCTGTGGGAAAGCGTGGATAAGCGGATCGGCAGTGGGCCGACTAGCACTGAAGAACTTGATGCACTCAAAACATCCATTCAAGCGGAGCGGCGGACGAACGACCAGAAGGTTTCGATAATAAAATTCATTGCTTCTGAGCAGAGCGTGACACTGCAAGGCAATTATCTCACCACCGCCTTGGAAAGTGCGAAACAGGCGAACGCAAGAGCCAAGAAGGCTGCGGCTAGGGCCGTCATCAACGGGTATTCCCTCGCTTATGAGGTCGCGAGCGTGTTCACGCCTCTGATTGCAGTAAATAAATACGTCTCATGGAGCGGATTTACCTACATTAATCTTATTGAGGATGACTTGGCCTCCGGTCCTGATGAGAGTGCTAATAAGGACCGGATGGAGAGGATGGTAATATCAGCGCTCCCATCGTCGGTCTCCGATAATGTGGCAGATTGGTTTGGAAGCCGAAAGTTGGGGCCAGTCTTCTCAGCTTTGGTTGGCGACGAGTTCTTGACCAGTTCATTTAAGCGATTTCTCCTGCTTTGCCTACTCGCGAGGAGCAAGCCAGTGGGGTGGTTGAAAGTAGCGAAGACGATGGTGGCGGAGATGGATCGAGAAGATCTTTACCTTCGGCACATCATCAACGCCGCAGTCCGGGAGTTCCGTGAGGAAATCAATACCGAGGCGGAACGACAAGACTTAAAGGAACTGGTAGCTGCTGTTAAACTTAGGAGGGAGGTCAAGATCAAAAACCCGAGCCCCACCGAGCTCAAGCGAGTAATTGGGATTCTTGACGCGGGAGGCTTCTTCGAAAAAAAGGCGGACCTGCCGAAAGTATAGGTTCCGAGCTGGATGGGCGATTGAGCATCGTTTGATGGCAACGGAGCGAGAAAATCGCGAAGGCGGTCTCGCGAGCTATCGGGTTCGACGATCGGTCGCTTGGGACGAGGTTGCCCCCCGGGCCGATGCTGGCGGCGCCTATCGTCGGACAAGGTTGAGTTGGCATCAGACAATGTCGTGCTTTCTGAGCTGCCACCCCGGCCACCTCGTCGCCGGGGCCAATGGCATCTAAAAAAATGTCATTTTTCTTCAAAAGACACTCGGTGCTGATCCGTCGCCTCACAAGGGTGAAAAAATGGACGATTGAGAGCCTAAGCGCTTCCCATGCGCTCTTGAACGGGTCGCGATGCCCGTCGTGTGCCTCCTGATGATCATCCGAGCGTTTTTGGCTGTGGGGATCGCGAACCGCCATGAGAGGGTACTGATTTGGATTTCGGGACATATCAAGTCATTAGCGACGTATTTAAACTGGATTGGGCTTTCGAACGCGAAGATGAGGTGGAAGCATTCCGTTCCGAGCACAGGCGCTTTGGAGAATGGTTGTCTGCCGCGGCGAGGGGGGAACGTGGAAACTCCGTGCGAGCAGGAACAGCAACCGCTGTCAAAAATGTAGAGCATTATCTGGATAACGGTCTCCCTTCTCATTTCATTGAGAAGGAATCGCAGGACGGCGAATTGGATAGACTGATTCCGAGCGTTGATGCCGTAGCCTTTGCAAAGCTCCAAGCTTGGCATTTCGATCATCAATTTGATAAAACGGCACTAGCCTCCATCCTAGCCGGCTATCTCTACGAGACCCGCTGGATTCAAACTGAAAACGCGACGACGGGACGATACCAAGGCGTGTTCATTGAAACTGAGCTAGCAAGCTACTCGGCTTGGAAGAGCCAGGGCGGCATGTTCGACACCTTCGAAAACAGGTTCATCACAGCGGTGGCGAACTTCGAAGAAGTCTCATCAGAAACCGTTAAAGCCATGACTGGAAGGCTTCAGAAGGCAAGTGAATCCGTGATCTCTATGCAGAATATGGGGAGTGAAGCCTATTCCGCCCTCGTACAAAGCAATGCTATGTTGACCCACGCCAAAGAAGATGCAGCTTCGATTACAGGGTCGGTAAACCAAGTAATATCTGGACTGAAGGCCGATCTCGAAGCCGCGTCAGCGCGCATGTCTGCTCTCCAAGAGCGGCTTGCGACAATGTCAGCAAAGAAGCTGTGGGACCGCCGCGCGAAATCCAATGCCGCCGCGTTCTGGATATCGACCTTCGTGCTGTGTGTATTGCTGGTTGGCGCACCAGTCTGGGCGATAGTGAAGCTCGATTGGACGTTGGGAGTGCTCACACGGATTTTAGAAACGACTATGAGAGGCCTGCCAGCTCCAGAAGGGGCCCTCTATGCAGTGAGCATTGCGACGCGGTTGGTGGTTACAACGCTACCAATCATACTGTATCTTTGGGTAATCCGGCTGATCGTCCGCTTTAATCTGCGATCCCTCGCTTTGATGGACGATGCTACCCAGCGCGACACGATGATGGACACCTACTTTCATCTCATCGAAAAGCAGGCGGCAATAAAGGAGGATCGGGCACTCATACTTGCAGCACTCTTCCGACCTTTACCCGGGCAGGGCACGGATAACGTAGAGCCGCCGAATTTCACAGAATTTGTCACCAAGGCGATGGGCCAGAACCCCAAGTAGTGCAGATCAGGAACCGGATCTGCTGAGGCGCGGTTTGCTGGGCCGAGAGATCGGCGCGGTAGGCCGTTGGCATCAGACACTACCGTTTCCCTTCTTCGTGGTCATGAAATGCCGCAGCACGGAGTTCATTCGTGTCTGCCAACCCGGGCCGCCGTCGCGAAAAAACTGAACGACGTCCTCGTCCAGGCGGAGCGAGATCGGTTTTTTGGTAACGGGTGCAGGCTCCTTGAAGTTCGCCCAGCCGGGCGGGTCAGCCTCAGACAATGCCGTTCTCCTTCAGGAAGTCCTCGATGCCGATCGGCGCCTCGGATGCCGTAAAATAGTGCGTGATCGATAGGTCGAGCGCTTCCCACGCCCGATCGAACCGGGTCGCGATGCGGCCCCACTGCTCTTCACGCTCCTGGCGCCGGTAAGCCGTCTTGTTGTGGATCCGGCCCAGACGGCGATCGCGAGATTTCAGCGTCTTCCACCGCCGCTGGAACTCCGCCGGCATGGCCTTCCAGCACTTGCCGCAGATGATGTTCGACGAGTTGGGATACTTCTCCTGCGCGGCGGTGCGGCGGCAGTTGGGGTTGAGGCAAGAGATACGGGCGCTCATTGCTCGAGCTCCTGAAGGGCAGAAACGACCGCGTCGAGTTGGCCGAAGGTGAACCTCACGCGGTTGTCGAAGCTGCTTTCGAAAATGATGAACGTGCCGTGGGTCCAGCCTTGCCGTTCGCGCGTGATGCAATCGTGCATGAGCTGCAAAGGCTGCAGGGCAAGCTTGAGCCTCCCCAGCGGATCAGTGACGTCGGAGCTGGGGTCACGCTCCACGTCGGTCCGCAACTGCGCGCTGGGAAGGGTGCAGGAGGCTGCGAAGATCGGGCCGGTCATGGCTTCGTCTCCGCGGCGAATTTCTCGAATGCTTTCCTGTCGCCACCGCAGCAGGTGTAATGGGGTTTGGTCGGGCCGATGAAGCCGTTGCGGCCCCTGCCGTGAGGCTCATCCCTCACCAGGTGGGCAGGCCCGATCTGCATGCCGGGAAACTTGAACGCCACGTGTACCTGGCTCCAGTGCCAGCCGCCGCGGTCGCCTTCGACGACATAAACGTGATGTCCTCCGGTCTCTCCCCGCTCGACGAACTCGACGTCGCCGAATCTTGCGCGGACGATTGCCTCGAATATCTCGATCGCCTCGTCTTTCGCCGCGCGTTCCCGGGCAAGGTACTTTTGGTGGCGCCACTTGCAACGGGCGCAGCAAAAGACCCAGCCGTTCTGGGAGCCGCAGACGCCGTCAATCGGGAGGCGGTTTTCGCGAAGCCAGTCCTCGTCGATCCGCTCGCCGCAGCCGTGGCACTCGAAATGCCATCCGAACCCGATCATCAGCTTCGCCGGCACGATGCCTGTTTCGGCGCAGTGGTCGGCCCACGGAGCGCGGCGGCAGCTGACGTAGGTGAGTTCGCCGTCGCCGTATTCGTTGGCGCCGGCCTTGCGCGCGGCGATGTCATGGCGGGCGAAGATGATGCCGCCGGTGTTCTCGTCGTGTTCCGTGACGGCGTAGGCGCGGAGGGGCTTGGTCATGCCGCCAACTCCTTCGGGAAAGCCTGGCTGACGCTGCCGTTGAGCAACTTCCCGGACGTCTTCTTGCCAGCGCGATACATCGTGCGGGTGTCGAACCGCACCGACGCGAACGGATTCGGATCGGCATGGAGCTCGATGCGCTCGGCACGCTTGCGGCGGAGCTCGGCAAAGGTCTCGAACGACGCTTCGCCTTCGGGCAGCCATTCCCCCCACTGCTTGAAAAAGAAGGCGGTGCCGGCGCGCTGGCAGGCCTGCTGCACCTGCGCTACCCAAGCCGGGTGCATCGGCCGGGCATTCTTGCCGCTCTCGCCGCCGACGATGATCCAATCAAGCTCGGCCGCCCAATTGCTGATATCCATCGGTGCAAGCATGGGCTCGATGCTGAGACCGATCCACGGAATGCCGAGCCGCTTTTTCAGGGCGATCAGCTTCGGGATGTCCCGATTGGCCTCACGCTGGTTCACGACAGTGATCATCAGGCCGACGTGCGGCGGCCAGCCACCATTGCGCCAGGTCTCGAGAACCATCTTTTCGACGTTGCCGACGCGCTTGGTGAGCAGCTGGACCCGAATCCGATCCGCCGCCTCGATTCCGGAGAAGACGGCCACGCGCCAGACGTCCTCAACCTCGTTATCGAAGGTGTCGGACATGGACTGCATGAAAACGCGGCGGGGGCGGCCATGGAGAGCTTCGAACGCCGGTGCCGAACTCTGCAGCTTGCGCAGCAGCGCGGCCGAACCTTTGATCGGGCGGCGGGCTGCACCTGGTCCCCATTCGCCGGTGCCGCGGAAGGCGTTCCACGTCTCGGCGTAGCAGTTGTCGCAGCCCGGCGACACGTTGGTGCAGCCCCACCAGAAGTTCACGGTGGCGTCGGTCCATTCGATGGCGGAGATTTCAGCCACGGAAAATCCTCGAATTGATGATGTCGGTGATGATGCCGCGCTGCCCGCTCGGGGCGCGGAGGTAGAACTGGTAGGGGTTGTCGCGGAAGTTCGACCACTCGATGTCTGTCGGCCGCCAGCCCGCAATCACGAGCTCGTCACGGTCGATCGAGCGCATCGCCGCAATGACGTGGCGAAGTTGGTCGGACGTCACGAACATCAAGCGGTCGCATCCTTCCGCCGCTGGACCATGGCGGCGACCTCGTCGAGCTCGTCGCTGGTCATGCAGAAGTTCGCCGTTGGCTTTCCCGGGGTTCGAACCAAGACGGTGATTTTCGCGCCGGGTTTGAAGTTGGCGAGGATGGCGTCCATGTGATCTTGGACGTCTTCCGCGACCTTCTGGAGAAGCGCATTCATCGCCCTTCACCTTCGTCGCAGGAGGCGCGGGCAGAGAGACCGAACCACAGAAGGTAAACGCCGGCGGCAATCTGAACGGCGATGATCAGGGCGGCGCCCAGGGCGATGTCGGGGACACTGTAAGTCATGCGGCGACGCCCTTATCCTGGAGCTCGACCTGTTTGGAGAGATCTACGACGGCGACGGAATTCAGAACCCACTCGCCCAGCCGCTGCTGTGGCTCGATCGCGATCACCGTTTCGTCCGCCTCGTAGTGGATACCAACGAAAACGGCCGCGATCAGGCGATCCGCGGGCACCACATAGAACTCCCGTCCGCCGGTGCCGCGCCGCTGGCTCGCGTTGTGCTGGCTGAGCGTCTCGGCCGCCGTCAGCATTTCACGAAGAGACACGCCCGCGAGGCTCGGCAGCACCGGGTTATCGGTAACGCCCATAGCGAGGAACGCCCGGGCGTTGATCCGCCTGCAGATATCGACCGCCTGTTCGAAGGTCATTGCCGGTGCCGGCGCTGGAACTGTCATCCTCATCCCCTCTCGATCCGTTTAGGATGCCGCCCGTTGTTTCCACCGGGCGGTCACCGAAGCGGTTCACTTCGAAGAGCGCCCTGCGGCAAATCCGATGCCGACGAGCATGATGCTGGTCATGAAATCCAAAGCGGCTGCCAGAAGCGTGAACTGCAGGAGGACCAGCACCCCTGCGACGCTGGCGAACGCGATTGCCTTCGAGGATTTCAAGAAATCAGACATCGTAGTTCGCGAGGTTGAGGCCGAGGGTCTGGGCGATCTTGGCGAGGACGCCCTTTTCCTCCGGGCTGATGCCGCCCTTGTCTGCGACGTCCAGCGCCGACAGCAGGACCGTTTCCGCCATCTCGTTATCGTTGGCGATGTCCTCGAGCTCCTTGTAGAGCCCGGCTCGCCCGACCCGGCCGCCCTGTGCCCGTTTCAGCATGGCATCGGCCGTGCGCTCGATCTCCGAGGCCTTGAAGGCGGCGGAAAGGGATGCGTTCGAGGAAACCGCCTTCACGGTCTGCTCTACTTCCTGATCGGAAATGTCGCCGTCGGACGCGGCCACGAGTGCGGAGGCAGCACAAACGGCCTCCAAGAAATCTTTCCGGCCCGAGAACTTGTTCACGCTGCCGGTCAGCTTCGACTTCAGTGCTGCAAACATCAAAAACTCCAATTGTGGGATTGCGGAACCATCCGTTCCGGAAACCGCCGGACTCGCCGGCGGAAACCGGAGCGGATCAGTGCGTGGTGCCGAGCTCGGCGACCGTCTTCACCAGAGCGGCCAGTTGGCGGCGGGCGAGGGGATCTTTGATCGAAGCGAAAGTGCGGTTGAGCGACCGGCCCTCGGGGCTGCTGATGAACTTCGCCATCTCGTTTTCCGCTGCCGGATCGTCAGAGGCGCCAGGCGCATCGTCGAAGAAGTAGGAAACCGGGACGGTCAGAAACGTGGCGATAGCCTGGATGCGGCTCGCACCGACGCGATTGGTGCCCTTCTCGTATTTCTGGACCTGCTGGAACGTGACGCCAATCTTCTCGGCCAGCGTGGTCTGCGAGACACCCAGCACATTGCGGCGGAGCCGGATGCGGGTGCCGACATGGACGTCCACCGCGCTCGGCTGTTTCGGGGTGGTAGCAACGGTGGATTCGGATACGCGATCAAGCATAGGGATCTCCTTGGTTTGCTTGGGGTAGAACTCAGGCCGCCTCTGGGGCGGGTTTCTGCCGAGGCATCGGCGGAAGCTTCTGGCGGGGGTGGAACACCGGCCCGCGGGTGTGCTGCGCGTGGAAGCGGTACCAGGCGTAGTTCGTCTTGCCCTCGTGCTCGGTGTCGTCGAACCAGCGGATCCGGCCGATGCTGACCACGTCGCTGCACATGGGGATGTATGGCGCGGCGTTGAGGTTGTGCTTGAAATCCGCCTCGAGCAGCAGCCAGGTCGGCGCGATCTCGGAGAAGCGGACAATCATCGGCTCAAGGACTTCCCACGTGTAAGGCGGGTTGGTGATGATCGCGTCGGCAATGGTGCGCGGCAGAACCCGGTCTGTCAGCGCGTCGGTGCCGGTCTGGATGTCACCGTGATAGATGCACAGCGGGCCAAAGCTCTCGATGTGCCTGATCAGCCGCCCGTCGCCGCAACAAGGCTCGATGAACGTTCGAATACCCGTCAGATGGGGCACGAGCGGCAGGACCGGGCGATACGGCGTCAGATATTCGTCGTGCGCCCGGCGCTTGAAGGCTGAATACTTTCCCACTCAGAGCGCCCTCTCGCCGTATTGGTCGGCGACAAGGGTGCCAATGACGTGGTCGACATGGCTTTCATCCCACCATTCGCGGCCCTTGGCTGTGGCGATCAGAGCGGAAGCCGATGCCGGGCGATCGTAGGCCAGGTGTAGCGCGAGCCTCGTGGCCGTCATGCTCGGAAACACGACAAGCAGTGCGTCCAGCGCCACATATCGGCACCGCTGTTCGTTCTGTTGCGTTTCCTTCGCTGCCGCGAGGGCGCGCTCGATGATTTCAGGAGAGGGGCGATCGGCGATGGCGAGCGTCATGCGGCCACTCCGTAGATCGTCTCCAGCATGTGGAGCCGGTTGGCGGCCAGCATTTCGTCAATCGTGGGCCGCATCGACGAGGGAAGCTCGTCTTCGAACCAGAGGGTCACGACCGCAGAGGCGTCACCTTCATAGGCCGCGGCCAGGACATCGTTGTTGCAGTTGAAATCGCTCGACACGGTTGAGCGACCATCCTGCGTCTCCATGCTCCCACCGCAGAACGAGCAGCAGTCGGGGTAGAACGTCAGTTCCTCGACGTTGCCGCAATTGGTGCAGGTCCAATGCTTCGCGTTCAATCTATGAGATAGCCTGGCGCTGATGGCCTGCGCCATGCCGTCGCCCTCGCGGGGAAAGCGTTCCTGCGCAGCCAGTTCGTAGATATCGGCCTCTTCATGGAGATGATCGGCAGTAGCTTGGTTGTCGCACATGCCGCGCTCCCAACGTGCCTCGGCACGAAGCTCCTGGCTGCACGCTTCAAGCGTATTTCGGTCAGCTCCGAGGGGGACCCGCAATAACAGCCGATCCAGTTCAGCGCGTATTTTCTGTCGAGAAATCCCAGCCATGATGCACCTCACCGGTTCAGCGCGTGGTGACACGTGGCGAAGCTGTGCCGGGAAAGGCAGCCGTCCATGCCGGTATCGATGGATGCAGAAATCCAGCCTAGCGAGACGATGCTCGCCAAGATCATCAGCGGTTTCATGATTTGCTCCGAGTGTGCCCTTACACTCAGAAGAAACTACAAGGAAACTTGTCGAACGTCAACAAGGAAACTTGTAGATGATGAACCGGGCTGACGACGAGGGGCAATAGTGTCCCAAGAAGAGGCGAGGGGGCCTATTAGACTATAGTATTATGTGCCGGAAACATGAGATCACACCTCACTTTTTAGGCGCTTAAGCGGACATATCCTGAGCGGCAGTCGCATTTTCATCATATTCCCCCATTTAGAAGTTCGGATTGCCTGTGGAAATCGGAGGTTGTTAACCTCTCGTTTATTGTATTGCGTAACGGGAGATTAGGCATGGTAAGCCGCAGGCAATTTTTGACAATGGCGAATGGTGCGGCGATGGCGCCGCTCGTTGCAGACTTCGCTCCCCACGTGTCGGCCGCTTCGCAGACCCCTCCCATGAAGATTGAAGAGTATTACTCTTTCCTTTGGTTGGAGATGGAAAACGTCGAAAGGTTGCTCGGGGTTAGCCGGCTTGACGGCAGAACGCTAGAAGCTGGGCGGGACGCGGCGGAAATGCTTTTCAATGCATCTGATATGCTGCACCGGATGTCGTGCCTAGCGCAGATTTCGCCGGTCTAAAGCCGCGCAATCATCATCTCTACCCGCGCGATCGGACGGAGCGTCGGCCGAAGTGAATGGGGCCGATAGAGTGATTGCGTCGACACGGGTTCCAGCATCGGCGGATCATCGTGAAACCTGCGCACGAAGGCATTCCGATGCTCTTCATCGTAGAACACATAGAACCGCCCGCTCTGCAGATCCGTGTCCTGCATGTTCGCGATCATCGTGGCGCCTGGCTGCACTACTCGATCAAGCGCCTCGTCAACCGCTTGGACCGCGAAGTACACGCCAGGCGGCAGATCGCCGACCGTGACGGTGGTCTCTGTCGATTGAGAGGAGGGCTCGGACCCGGTTTGCGCCAGCTGCGCGACCTGCTCCCAGGCGAGGAGAGGGACGCGATCCGCGCTGACCGGGACAGCGGTGTAGCTCGGATCGATCTCCCAGACTTGCCGGCCAAGCGCGGCCGCGATCTCCGGTAGGTTCTTGGTCGACGAGTTCGTTCCGGACTCGAGCTGCGAAATCAACTGCTGCGTCACTTTGGCAAGCTTCGCCAGCCGCGTCTGCGACAGCCCAGCTTCCGTTCGCAGACGCTTTAGATTTTCCGCAATCCCCATACGCCGCAATTTACCAGTTCGCTTGTGAAGCGATACACAAGTTTCCTTGTTGACATGACGGGGCTTGACTACTAGTTTCCTTGTGGAATTGGACGAACCATCCGCTACGGGGACTATCTCTTGCCGCACGCTGCCGCCGCCAACGCCATCGAACCGCCTCACAGGCCGCTGATCCGACGGGCCGTCAAGATCAAGGGTTCGCAAGCCGCTCTCGCGAGCGAGATGGGTTACAGCCAGCAATTCATCTCCTGGCTGTTGAACGATGCCGAACAAATCACTGCCGAAGTCGCTGCCGCTTGCGACGCGGCCACCGGCGGCGTCATCTCCAAGCACGATCTCCGTCCCGACCTGTTCGGCCCCAGGGTCACGGTCCAATGAGCGCGTCATCCGTTACTCCCCATGAATTCTGGCGGCTCTGCCGTCTGAACGCTCGTCGCCAGACCAGCCTTGTCACCATTCCCTCGCCAAGCCCGATCGACCAGCTCCGCAGCTATTTCGCCGATCGGTTCAAACCATCCGCATCTCCGCGGATGGGGCATCAGGCCATGATCGTGTCCCCTGTCCGCATACAGCACTTGATTGCCCTGATTGCCCGCTCTTCTTCGCATGCCCATCACCGTGACGGGCTCCAAGCCGGTAGCGACGGCCTTTTCGAAGAAGAACCCCGTGCCATGGATAACAGCACGAGGGGCTGGCGCGGCTCTGCCAGAAAAAGACCGCAGGTTTACGGTCACTCGCCCGCACTTCTGTTCGACGTCGCGGGCCTGGTCGATTGGTTGCGCACCCAGTTTCCGCGATCGACGCCTCATCACGTCGAAGCGAAAACAGGGATTGCCGCCGCCAGTGTCGAGAACTGGCTTCACCGGCGATCACAGCCGTCGGTGGAGCATTTCACGCTCCTCATTGCAGCTTTTGGCCCCGCGCTTCTCCAAGCCTGTCTCCGGCAGCCGCCGGTATGGGTCGAGCAGGCGGCCCGGCAAGAACGCAAACGGGAGATCGATGAGCAGATCGCCAGGCTGATGATGGAGCGGGACGGCTCCTCCGCCGGTCTGGGTTTGGGGGAAGCGCAGGCATGAGGACATTCACGTCCGTCAATAAGTTCGTCAAGCAGGCAGAAGAGCAGAGGGTGCTGGAAGCCATGGAGGAAGTTCGGAGGCCGGTTCTATCGGTCCCAGGGCTTATCGAAGGGCTGAAGGCACAGATTACCTCAAAGGTATGGTGGATCGGTACGTACAGCGTTCCCGGTCCCAAAAAGCGCCCCGACTCCGAAATTACGTCGCGCCGGCATGAGTTGGCCGTTCTGGTTCAATCTCGCGATCGACTGATTTCGGAGGGCGCCGGTGCCGTCAGACCCCCCACGTGACAAAGCCGGGCCGGCCGTCGTCGCCGCGCCCGAACTCAGGGTCAGCTATCACGCTGTTACCCGCTATGTGCAGCGTATTCTGAAAATCACCGTTCCCGGTGAATTCAACGATGAAAAGACCCGCGCCCGGTTTCATTGCCGCGCCGCGGGCCTGTCCACCCGCGCTGTTCGCAAGCTGATCTGGACGCCCGGCATTGCCCTGGCGGTCAAGATGGGGATGCCGCGCGCCTGCAACGGCGACTTCCATGTGGAGATCGAGCCGGCGAAAGGCGTGATCATCACCGTCATGGAACCGTGGTCGAGAGAGCACGGTCGGCTGAAGATCCTGTCCAGTCGTGAGCTCGCGCGCGGCGCAAAGAAGATCCACCGAAAGGAAAAACGAAAGCCGAAGGCCCCCATGCTGAAGGTTTTCGCAGCCGAAGAGGGCTTTGAACATGCTTAGCACAGATAGTCGCGGTGCCGCCGGTGCCGTGAGGGTGGCCGCTCGCGCCGTCACACAGGAAGCCGTGGGCCGCGCGACCAGTCCCAAAGATAGCCGCCAGACCGAGGCGTTTTCCGACCGGGAAACTGGCTCGTCTCATATCCATGCCGTGGCGCGAGATCAGCTGCGCTCTTTCATCGAGCGGATTGAACGCCTCGAGGAGGAGAAAAAGACCCTCGCCGATGACATCAAGGACGTCTACGGCGAAGCCAAGGGCATGGGCTACGACACCAAGATCATGAAAAAGGTCATCGCCCTCCGGAAGAAGGCCGATCAGGAGCGCATGGAAGAGGATTTGATCCTCGACACCTACCTGCAGGCGCTGGGGATGATCGAAGCCCATGACCACGATTGATCCCAACAGCTCCGCAGATTTGCCCCGCGATGACACCGGCCGGATTACTTCCGATTATGAGCCCACCGCGCTTGAGGTCGAAGTGTGCCGGCAGGCGATCTGCCGCGAGTTCGGAAACAACGGAACCGACGGCTACTACATCCGCATCTTGAAAGCCGTCCACGCCGCTGCCCCACCACCCCAGCCACATTTGGCGGTGAGTGATCTCCTCACGACAATCAAAGGGTTCGCCCACTGGCACCACCTGAACGAGGTGACGATCGCCGCCGGTAACAAGCCAAGCGACAGTGAAATCGACCTCGAGGCTATTGCCTGGAACAGGATCACGCGCGCCCTTGCAGCCTCCGCGACGGAGGTCCGCCGATGAGCCGCTCAGACGTGACTGTCGGAGTTCGACGACACGAAGATGTGGCCGGTAAGCACCTCGTTAAGGGCTTCGGGAGCCAATACTTCGGCCAGCAAATCCCCTTCTTCGTTGCAAATTCGGACACTCCAAAGTGTGAACTCTCGACGTGCCCGAAGGCATTCAGCCGCTATGTCACGGATACCCTGGCTGGCCTCCGACTTCGCCGCCTCAAGATCCGGGAGTTCCGAACCGTCCGGATCGACAATGAGCTCTCTCAGGTGGTTCAGGTGAAAATAGAATATCTGCATGAGCTAAAGCTGAAAGAAGTTTGGCGAACCGTCAAGGCCACAGAGTGCGTTCGTCCAGAAGCGCACACTTCCGCGCCTGAGCGGCGACGGGGACACTGGTATCTCGGGTTAGTTGCCGCTGACATCGAGGTCAGCTTCTTCCGCCGCTCGCAGAAATGCGGCCCGGGCTTCACTCGGAGGCCGTCCCCCGCTCATGACCTGCAAGAAAGTTTCACGTGCCTTCTCGAACTCTCTGCCAGTGCTGACCGGCCACGACGAAATCAGGATATCCGCCGCCTCCTCTGTGCTGCTGACTTTACGGACAAGGCCGCTCGCGTCTTCGTAGATAACAGGTCGACGCCATCGTCGAGCGTCATGCATGTTCCAACTCTCATACTGGGGAGCTCCCAAACATCCAGAATGGTAACAGGTTCCCGTGACCGGTTGAGCAGGGTCTCCGGCGCAATCGCTGCCGTCGCTTCCGACCCATCACCCCAGTTGAAAGGTCTAGCCTGTGACGGAGTAATACCCGCCCATCCAGATGTAGATGCGCTCCGGGGTTTTATCACTGAGATACGGGCAGGATTGCCTGCTCTGGCCGCGCATCGCCGCCTGCTTCCCTTCCTCGAATATATTCTTTCGCTGCTCGTCCGTCAGAACCATGCCGCAGAACTAGAGTCGGCTGCAGTTGTTCCAACCCCGCCCTCAACAAATAATGCGGCGGGTGAGCAGCCGGCCGATTACTCGTCGAACACATCAAGGCCGAGTTCTTTGATCGCGGTGACAAATGTCCTTCGAGCGAAGTCCTGCATAATGACCTCTCGTACGAGGTCGACAATAGCGTCTCTTGCCGAAATGAACGCGGGTGTGGGCTCAGCGGCAAATGGAGCAATCGCCTCCATTGCGTCTTGCGCAGTGCTGATCGTAGCTAAGGTCCCGTCTTTTCGTTTGATTAGAACAGGCTTCCGCCAAAGTGTCCTTTCTAGCATTTTGCGCCCCCACAATATGCTGAACATCATACGAGAGTTCCAGTCCTCGGGAAAGCCTGCTTTCGCCTCCCGTCAGTGTTCGTTTTTCCCATCGCCCCACGCGGGTCAGGGCCCGGAGAGCAGGTACAAACCGAACGCCCACGTACCCATGGCGGCAGCAGCCAAAAGACCAAATTCCAAGACGATTTGTAGTTTTTGCTTCATGAGGGTGCATCTAGAGGAGACACCGGCAAAAACGATAAGACCAAAGTCCCCAGCACCCCAGATCAGGGAGGTGGCGACGTGACGGGCACGAGTGAAACCCCAATGAGCGCGCGTCTGAACATCTCGCTCTCTCTCATGTGGGGTCGGAACATCCGCGCCACGTTCAAACACATCAACGCCCGAGTCATTGGCGAGCGCGGCTCTGGCTTGGCGCCTGCTCGGTGCCCGGTTGACCGGTTCGCGCGTGAAACCATCGAGAGCGGGCAGTGCTGGAGAGATCCAAGCGCGCAGCGCCTGGTGGCGAATTCGAGGGCGGCAGCAGAATGATCACGTGGCGCAATGAGACGCACCGGATCGTCGCGAGCATCGGACAGGTCGATATCGGCGCCGTTTTCACATCCTCGGGCGGGAAATACCACCGCTGGCGCTGCTGGGTCTCCATGTCCATCAACCCCGTAGATGGAACGGCCGTGGGCGAGGAGAACGCCCGCCACCAGGTCGAGGAGCGTTTTGCGGCGTTCCTCGCTGCTGCTGGGTTGCAGGCTGCAGAGAGGCCAGCGACATGACCAAGTCCAGCGACGAGCTCGAAATCCGCTCCTATGTCGTCAGCAGGCTCCGCACGCTGATGCCGTCGGCCCGCATCGTTCACGAACTCAACGTGGCCGGGCAGGGGACAAACCGCATCGATGTGGCCGCCGTCACCCCGATCGCGATCGTAGGCGTTGAGATCAAGTCGAAGAAAGACACCCTGAAGCGGCTGGACGAACAGTTGAAGGCGTTCCGCCAATGCTGCCATTTCGTCATTGTCGCCGCTCACGAGAAGCATTTCGCAGAGTGGCGTAGCGAACACTGGCGAGATGATGTGCCATCGGAAAGCCAGCTCAACCACCCTCTGTTCTTTGGTGAGCGACACCGCTTCGGTCGGCATGTCTGGCGCTATCCCGTACCGGAGCCCATCCTCGGCCAGTGGCGCACCGATTTCGACCCGCACAAAGACCTGCTGACGCAACCGCGCGCGGCTCACATGCTCGATATGCTGTGGGCCTCCGAGCTGCACGCCGAGTGCCACCGGCACCGGGTTTCATGCAATTCGCGATCCACCCGCGGGGATATGATCCGCGACATGGTCTGGCTGATGACCGGCAAGGAAATCTGCCACGCCGTGTGCAGGCAGCTCCGCGGGCGCGTGTTTGCCGAGGCCGACCCTCCGATATTCGAAACTACCGCCAGCCCCTCTGTGACGCGTCAGGGGCAGGCGGAAATGCTACTGGAAAGGACTGCGTCATGAGCCGCAGGTCAATGCCGTACCACCGCCGCTACCATCAGGACGCTCTGCAGGGCTACCGCAAGCTCTCCCTGGAAGAGCGCGGCGCGTACACGACGATACTCGACCTAATTTATGATGAGGGCGGCCCGATCGAGAACAATGAGCGCTGGCTTGCCGGCGAACTCAACTGCTCACTCCGGAAGGCGAAAGTGCTGCTCGAGTCGCTGCTGACCATGAAGAAGCTCTTCATCAACGTGCAGGGCAAAATCAGCAACCGTCGTGCGGAAGCGGAGCTAGAAAATTCGCTGAAAATCTCGCGAAAACGCGCTGAAGTCGCGTCGAAACCTCGGCCAAAAACCGACGACGACAGGAAATTCCGCAATAAAATCAATCAACCGATCCAGCAAATGCAGAGCAATAGCGTTGTAATACCAGAACCAGTACCAGATTATAATAAGATAGGTACGGAGTATGAGGATACGCCGCAGCTGCGAGCAGGTGTGGTGTCGGGCGTTCCTCCGGTCCCGATCGAGAAGCTGACTGGCAACGTGCGGCTGATTGATGCTCTTGAGGGCAAGGGAGGCGGGCGAGCAGCCATGCACAGCCTTGTCGCCGGTGTTCGGCAAAGAGGGCGTCGCTGATGGCGCCACGCAGTCCGAAGAAGGCACCGGCCAAGGCACCGCCGTCTGCGAAGCCCGAGGAGGTTTTGTCACCCCTAAAGGCGAAACCGGCTGCCAGTCAAAAGGCGGTCAAGAATGCTAAGTCGTTGAAGGGGAAGGCGAAAGCGGGGAAAACGGGTAAGGTACCCACTCTGCCGGTCAAGACACCCACTCCCGTGGATCTTCTTGACCCGATGGCGGTGGCGCCGGCGAAGAAAACCGTGAGGAAGCCGGCGGCGAAAAAGGCTGCTGCCAAGGCCGCCGTTCCCCCCACCGACGAGCCGGAAGCGCCGAAATTCCAGGAGCGCTATTGCGGTCTCGCCTACCTGCTCATCCGAGCTGGCAAGGGCGAGGACGATGTTGCGGCTGCCCTCGATGTCGATCTTGAAACCGTGGCCCTCTGGCGCATCGAGCATTGGAAGTTCGACCGCGCGTTCGACGCCGACCAGCGCAGCGGCAGCGGCGGCAGGCCCAGCCCCTACGAGGAGAAGTTCGCGGATCAGGGGAAGCTGCTCGCCAAGCTCGGCGCCACGGACCTTGAGATTTCACAGTTCTTCGGCGTTGCGCTGCGCACGATCCACCGGTGGAAGATCGAGCACCCCGAGTTTCGGGAAGCGCTGGAGATGGGCAAGGACGAGGCAGACAAGAAGGTCGAGGATTCGCTCTACCGCCGCGCCGTCGGTTACACGTTCGATTCTGAGAAGATCGTCGTCGTCGATAAGGAGCTGCAGCGCGTCGAGACGATCGAGCACGTGCCACCGGACACCAAGGCCGCAATGTTCTGGCTTCAGAACCGCCGGCCGGGCATCTGGCGGGATACCAAACACATCAAACATGATGTAGAACCAGAGAGCGCGCTGGGTTCCTGGCTTAAGGACATCAGCGGCAATTCTTTCCAACCAAAGGACCAAGATGGTCCTGCATCTTCGGACGCTCCGCGAGGCACAGCCTTCGCACCGAGCGACGACGGGCAGGGCTCATCGGATGCTGTATAAACATCTAGCTGGTCTGACGGAGGAAGAGCTTAAAGAAAAGCTCAAGGATCCGCACTGGCGCATCCGCAACCTCTACTACATCCTCGACAAAGATAAGAACACGGTCCTGTTCGTGCCGAATGAGGTGCAGGAACGGCTTCTGCAGAACCTCTGGTACCGGAACATCGTGCCAAAGGCCCGCCAGCGCGGGTTCTCAACCCTGATCCAGCTCATGATCCTCGACGCCTGCCTCTGGAACGAGAACCAGACCGGCGCCATCATCGCCCAGGACCAGGACACCGCCACCAAGATCATGCGCGACAAGATCGAGTTCGCATATGACCGGTTGCCGCCGCCGATCCGCCAGAACATCCCGATCAAGACGGACAACGTGAAGGAGAAGGTGTTTGCTAATGGCTCATCGATCTCCGTTTCCACCTCCGCCCGCGGTACCACGCTCAATTGGCTGCACGTCTCAGAGTTCGGCATCATCTGCTACCAGTCGCCGCTGAAGGCCGACGAGATCGTCACCGGCGCGCTGCCGGCGGCAGAGCAGGGCATCATCTTCATCGAGTCGACCGCCAAGGGCCGAGACGGCGCCTACTACAAAATGGTCACCGAGGCGAAGAACAACGCCGATTCCCGCAAGAAGCTGTCGAAGAAGGAATACCGGCTGCATTTCGCGTCGTGGTGGGACGCGGAGGAATACGAGGAAGATCCGGACAGCACGGTCATCAGCAAGAAGGACCACGACTATTTCGACCGCATGGAGCGGGAGATTGGCCGGCCGCTGTCCGCCCGCAAGCGCGCCTGGTACGTCGCCACCAGGCGCAACACCTTCGCCGATGAAGACGAGAAGATGTGGTCGGAGTACCCGACGACGCTCGAGGAGGCGTTCAAGGTCTCGACCGAAGGCGTCTATCTCGCCAAGCAGCTGGAGCGCTGCCGCCTCGATGGCCGCATTTGCCGTGTGCCGTATCAGCCGAGCTACCCGGTAAACACGTTCTGGGACTTGGGCGTCAACGACGATATCGCGATCTGGTTTCATCAGGCCGTCGGCGCCGCCGATCACTTCATCGACTATTTCGAGTGCAGCGGCGAGCCTTACAGCTTCATCGTCCGCGAGTTCGACAAGCGCGGCTATGTCTTCGGCCACCACTACCTGCCGCACGACGGCAATCAGCGCCGCCCGGGCGCGGTGATGATCCAGACGCCCAAGGACATGCTGGAAGGCCTGCACCTCAAGAACATCGAGATCGTCGATCGCACTCCCGACCTGGTGAACGTGGGCATCCAGCAGCTCCGCGATGATTTCTCGACCTATTACTTCGACGAGGTGAAGTGCGCCGCCGGCATCATCCACCTCGAAAATTACCGGAAGGCCTGGAACGAGAACATGGGCGTCTGGTCAGACAGCCCGAAGAACAACGGCCACCAGCACGCCGCCGACGCTCTCCGGCAGAAGGCGCAGGCCCGCGATGTGGTTCGGCGCTACGCCGTCCATGGCGGCTCGAACACGCGCCCCAGACGCACCAACAAATCAGGAATGGCAGCATGACGACGATAGCCTATCGAGACGGCATCATGGCGGCGGACAGTGGCGCTTGGATTGGCGGAGCCGCCACGCCTTGGGCGTACAAGCTGGCGATCGGGCCAGACGGCACCCTCTACGGCGTGGCCGGCAATGCAGCGGAAGCCGAGCGCTTCCTTCAGTGGGTCCGCGAAGGATGCCATGGCGAGCACCCGAAGGCGGAGCCTCTGCCCGAGCAGTATAGCTCCTACATCGTGCTTGCCGCGCCCGTCGTCGGCCCGATCCGCGTCATCACCGCCCGCGGCGACGAAGTCTATCACGCCCCGTACTTCGCGATCGGCGCCGGTTCCGTCGCTGCGCTCGGCGCCATGTTCGCCAACGCGGACGCCGAGACGGCCATTCAGGCCGCCATCTGCCACGCCAACGGCGCATGCGGAACCATCCGCACCATCCAACATCCTCACCCGGAGAAAAAGCTGTGACCCCAGATCTTGACCTCAACAGAAGACATTGGACAAAAACGCGAGGTGACATTACCGCTATCGGCACCTGGTTGCGGTTGGATGGGGATTTCCGGCCGTGCATGGTTCTTATTCCGGCGGGCAGGGAATACGACGAGAGGCTGATACCGTGCGTGGTCACTGCTGACCGCGCCTGGATATGGTCCGAAGAAATCGGCGATCCCGCGCAATCTGCTCCCATCGCTTTTCAGTTTGCCGAGATCCTCGGCCTCTCGGTTCATGAGCCTCGCAACGTCATCCGACTAGCGATGTTCATCAACGACATGCTCGGCGATCTTCTCCACATCCCACCGTACCAGGGCGACCGGAAACCCGTCGTGGCCGAGGCAACCCTCTTCGACCACACCCACGGGCGAACCGTCGAAACGGAGATAAGGGATGTTTGACCTCAACGCTGACGACGGTTCTGTTCGCAAGAAGCCATATAAGTCACCGATACCGGATAAGCCGGTACCGGCGCGTCAGGTTGCCGGCAACTCCCTCGACAGCGGAAACATGGTGCGGCTGCATCACCGTCTCCTCGACGTCGCCACCCGTGAAATCGACCGCCAGGCGCCCAATCGCCGCGAGCAGGCGATCGACGAGGACATGTACGACAGCATCCAGTGGACCGACGAGGATGCGCAGACCCTGAAGGAACGCGGCCAGATCCCGCTTGTCTTCAACGTCACCGCAACCACGATCGATTGGGTTGTCGGTTCCGAGAAGCGCGCCCGAACCGATTTCAAGGTGCTCCCGCGTCGAAAGGAGGATGGAAAGCCGGCTCAGCGCAAGAGCGAGCTCCTGAAATACCTTTCCGACGTCAACCGCGACCCGTTCGAAGTGAGCCGCGCGTTCGAGGATGCCGCAAAGGTCGGCATCGGTTGGATGGAAGACGGCTACCAGGGCGACGACGAAGGCGAGCCGATCTACAGCCGGTACGAGAGCTGGCGGAACATGCTGTGGGACAGCACTGCCATCCGCCTCGATCTGGAAGACGCTCGCTACATCTTCCGCTCCAAATGGGTGGATATCGACGTGGCATGCGCCATCTTCCCGAAACGAAAGGCGCTGCTCCGGCGCTCGGTAGATGACGCCGACAATTTCACCATGACCGACGCCTATGGCGATGAAGTCATGGACCAGCACGAGGCGGAGAGCCAGGGCAGGGGCGACAGCGGCCATGTCAGCGACCATGTCACCGGCTATAGGCGGCAGCGCCTGCGCATCTTCGAGATGTGGTTCAAGATGCCCGTCACGGTCAACAAGCTGAAGGGCGGGATGTTCTCCGGCGAGATCTATGACGAGTTCTCCCCGGGGCATGAGGATTCGGTGAAAGCCGAAGAAGCCGAAGTCGTCAGCAAGCCTATGATGCGCATGTATGTCGCGCTGTTCACCACCGCCGGGCTGCTGTGGCTGTCGCCGTCGCCATACCGGCATAACCGCTTTCCGTTCACACCGATCTGGAACAAGCGCCGCGGCCGTGACGGCATGCCCTACGGCATGGTGCGCAACATCCGAGACATCCAGATCGATATCAATAAGCGCGCCAGCAAGGCGCTGCACATCCTGTCGACGAGCAAGATCATCATGGATGAAGGCGCGGTCGAGGACGTCGATGAACTCGTCGAAGAGGCAGCACGTCCCGACGCTGTGATCGTCAAGAAGAAGGGATTCGAGCTCAAAATCGACGCCGACCGCGAGCTCTCGCAGTACCACCTCGAACTGATGTCGCGCGACATCCAGATGGTCCAGCAGGTCGGCGGCGTCACCGATGAGAACCTCGGCCGCACCACGAACGCGGTGTCGGGCAAGGCGATCGAGGCCCGGCAGAGCCAAGGGGCGTTGGCGACCGCAGGCCTGTTCGACAATCACCGCCTGGCCTCGCAGATCCGCGGCGAAAAGAAGCTCTCGATCATGGAGCAGTTCATGACCGAGGAGAAGAAGTTCCGCATCACCAACAGCCGCGGCGCGCCGGAGTATGTCACGGTCAACGATGGCATGCCTGAGAACGACATCGTTCGCACCAAGGCGGACTATGTGATCACCGAAGAGGACTGGCGCGCCAGCGTCCGCCAGGCGCAGGTGTCGGAGCTTATGGAGCTCATCGGCCAGTTGGCGCCGGTCGCCCCACAGGTTGCCCTCGTGTCGCTCGACCTCGTCGTCGAGAGCATGGACATCCCGCAGCGCGACGAACTGGTGAAGCGGATCCGCCAGGTCACCGGCATGACGGACCCGGACGCTGACGAAAACGATCCCGAGCAGATCGCGCGCGCCCAGGTGAGTGCGGCGCAGCAGAAGCTGCAGATGGAGACGGCAATGGCCGAGCTCCGGAAGCTGATCGCAGACGCGACCAAGAGTGAAGCCCAGGCAAAGGAGCTCATGGCCCGCATCTCCAACGTCAACATGCAGACCCAGAAAACCGCGGTCGAGGCAGCGGGGGCCGTCGCAGCGATCCCCGTCGTCGCCGACGTGGCCGACCACATGCTGCACGAGGCTGGATACCAGTCCCGCACCGAGCAGGAAGAGACGCTTGCCGCAGTCGCCCAACAGGCAGCCGCGGAACAGCAACAGCAGCAATCAGCCCAACCGGCGGCTCCCGCGCCGGAGGCAAATCCCCAAGCCCCTCTAGGGCTCGGACAGTAACGAGGAAGCCCAATGGACCCGAAATTTAGTGAAGCAGAATTAGCATTGCTGACCGAGGAGGAGCGTCAAGGCCTTCTCGACGAGGAAGACGACGGCGAAGGTGATGATGACGCTGCTGGCGGCGATGCTGCCGGCGGTGATGCCGATGCCGACGCCGATGCTGGCGATACCGGCGACGGTGACGACGACGATACCGGTGCGGCCGATGATGCGGCGGCCAAAACCGCAGCTGATGCCGCCGCGGCTGCTGCCGCTGCCGCTGCTTCCCCAGACGCTGCAGGTGATGATACCAAGTCCGACGCCGGCGCTGTCATCGAGGACGATCCGAACGACAGGGCGCCCAAGTGGATCGTCCCCGGCGACCTCGACGAGAAACTTCAGGCCATCGACAGCAAGCGCGATGAGATTGCCAAGAAGTTCGACGAGGGCGAGCTCACGGCGGAAGAGCTGCGAGCGCAACTGAAGCCGCTGGACGCCGAGTTCCGAACGATCGAGCGGCAGCAGATCAAAGCCGAGGTGGCGCGCGAAACCGCCTTGGAGACCTGGGGCGATGAGGTCGCGAGCTTCATCGCGAAACATCAGCAGTATAAATCCCCGGTGTTGAACAGCATGCTCGATGCCGAGGTGAAAAAGCTTCAGGTCGAGGTGCAGAACCCGCTCAATCCGAAGCTGCTTGAGAAGGCGCATGCCAACATCGCCGAGCAGGTGAAGGCGGCGTTCGGCATCGAGACGAAAACAACGAAGCCCGATCCGGACCCGGGCAAGAAGACGGGAGGCAAAGCGGCAGATGCCGCGGCGAAGCCCGGCGCCAAGGCCCGGCCCGACCTGCCTCCCAACCTCGGCAACGTGCCGGCCGCCGATATAACCGACGCCGACGACGGCGGCGAGTTCGCCCACCTCGATCGGTTGGCTGCCAAAGACTCGGTGGCGTTCGAACGCGAGCTGGCGAAGATGTCGCCCGACGCGCGCGACCGCTACCTGGCGCAGTGAGGCCCAATGCTGCACCTCGATGTGAAAGTAGGGCAGTGGGTGGAGATCCCGGGCGTTGGGCGGCTATTTGTCGGCCATAAGAGCGGGCGCATCGTGAAACTCGGCTTTGAGTTCGCGAAGGACCAGAAGATAACGCTTGTCCCTCTGACGGGGGACGGCGAACGTCACATCGAGAAGGCGCTGCTTCCCAGCACTTGACCTCGTGTCACGCCTAACTATTTCCCCTAGACTACGAGCGCACGAGTGCTCGGATTTTCGGCCCGCCGCGCCACGCGGTGGAAGAACGCAGCGACCGTTGACAAACGCGCTACGACCCCATCACCTCGACCATGACGACTGAGAAGCGCTGTGGAGCAGCCCGGTAGCTCGATAGGCTCATAACCTGAAGGTCGCAGGTTCGAATCCTGCCAGCGCAACCAGTCGAGCCTCATAACCCCCCGAGAGCCGGGGCGCCGTGTGCGAATTAGCAGATGCAGTCGAGTGCGTGACTGCCACGGCGCCCCACGATCGCCTCCCGCTGGATACGTCCAGCGGGCATTCTCATCTGAGGATCTGAAAATGACCACCACAGTCAAAGTAGCAGCAAACCATGGCTGGCCTGTCGATGTGACGCCGGTCAATCCGGTAACAGGCGAGCTCGGCGCGGTCCAGCGCGTCGAGAAGAACCGCGAGAACACGTTCTATGTCCACAGCGGCCAGGATCTCCTGATTCACGAGGTTCAGCCGGAAGAGCTGCTGAAGGAAGGCGTTTCGGAGGCGCAGGCGTGAAGGCCACCGTCCGCATTGACCTTGATGTCAGTCCTGATGATTTGGCGAAGGCTCTCACTGAAGATCCGGAGCAGTTTGCCCGGTTCTGGTTCGCTTTCGCCGAACACGTGAAGAATGAAGCCATCGATCTTGAGCCATTCGGCAAAGCGATGGCTCCGAAGTATGGCGGGATGCGCAAGCACCCATTCAATGCGATCACCGACTTCATGCGCTACTACGAGCGGAAGGAAGAAAACTGACATGACAGGCGTGTTCCGCTTCAGCTGCGCCGTGATCGCGGCGCTCGTCGCGATCGCACTGCTCACGGCCGTTCTCGTGTTCGGCGACCACGAAACACTGGCCCTCATCCTGGTCGCGATCAGCTGGTGACGCTTTGCGCCGCCAGCGGACTTTGTCACCCGCTGGCGGGGGTTTTCACTGCCGTGGTTTGCGTAGGCTCGTACCGATTATACCAGGCCGTCGGGCGCCGGTGCGTCTTCTGTTGCTCGTAATGGCGAAAGTCTTCAAGCCGTTGTTGAAGCTCTGGACTCTTCAATCCAGCAGATGCGACAAATGTGGCGAAGGCTTCGGCATCGGGTTCGTACCCCAGTCCCTTATTCAAAAACGGTTCGGTGAAATCGCGGCGCAGTTGCTCCCGTTCGGGGGGGAGAAGCCTATCGGCCTCTCGCCACACCCAATGAGCATAATCGAAATGATCCCACGGCTCCTTCAGGGCGACGATCTTTTCGATTCGCTCCGACGCCAGCCCTGTCTTTCGCAGTCCCGCAATAAGCTCGTCAACCATGTCGCGCTGTTTGATGGGGGTGATACCGCCCCACCGTCCCGAGCTGACAATTTCCCTCACCAACATGGACGAAACAACCTCGGCAAGGTCGTGCAGCTGCGCCACTGACGCCTTCGCGTCGTCAACGGCTTTCCGCATCTCCGCTTTGACACCAGCGAGGCCGAAATCGAATTTCTCGATCTCGGAAAGCCGGGTTAGGAGCAGCACAGTTACCCCAACCACGAAGGCCGAGGTGCTTCCGTCGTTGTTCAGCACCAAGAAATATGCGCCGAGCCCTAGAAAGCCGAGGCTGACGGAATACAGAATAGGCCTGAAGAAAGTTTCGATCGTCATCGGCGCGCCTTGTAGGAATGCATCCGGTGCAACCATAGCAGGATTCGACATCGGTCAGAACAGCGGGCCGACGCGCCCGTCGATCAGTTCACTTTCTTGCCGGCAACGTGGGTTACAGAGCTAAAAACTCTCGAGGCATCATGCGGATTTTCCTCGTCTCCGGCTGGCGAGCATTCGGGGCAGGGGATCCCGGCTCCGCCGCAAGTACATGCGTTCGGCCCGCTCCATGGCTTGTTCGGGTGCGTCTCGCAAACCCAGCCAGTATCGTGGCAGCATTGGCATGGCCTATCCGTCTGCATTGCCAGAGATCGCCCCTATCATTGCTCCACCCTGCGTACCTGCATGCCGCGGTAGGTCTCCGGCCGATGCTCCATGCAGAACCAATCCGTCTTGGTCTTGTCGCGCTCGAACCCGAAACCTCCCCACTCTTTGCAGCCGGGATGCTCGCACCAATGCTCGAAATGCACCGGCGCTGCAGGGTGAGTGGCCGTGCGTTCATCGCTCATTTCTTATGTATCCCGGTGTTTGCAAGCATAGCATCCCAATAGTCCTCGACCTGTTTTGCCGCCTCGGCAGCCGTCGGAAGCCACCCGCTATTCGGCATCATCATCGTGCGGCCCCGCTCTGGCATTCCACCTGCCCAACGCCATTTCCCGGCCTTCAGGGTCTGCTGGTCGAGATAAATCCTTCCGATATAAGCTTTCCCGTCATATCCGACGTAGTCCTCGTGGGGCTTACCATCCAAGCCCGTCTCGCCAGGCCACGTCCGCACCCACCGGTATTTCCTCTTCCAAGCAGACGTCACAGCTCGATCGCTTTGAAATCCCGCTTGAGCTCATCGGCATTACCGGCGCCCACGATTTTCATGGCAAACTTGCGCTTACCCCTGGGCTTCCATCTTCGGATCTCCTTCATTGTCGGTCCGCCCAAGGCGGATTGCTGAAGATACCAATCCTGGAACTGCGCGTAGATCGCCTCGCAGTCGGCCGCTACCTCGGCATAGGTGCCTTTGCGCCCACACTTCTCGTTCTCGCACTCGATGACGTCGTCTGGCGCCGGCGCGTCGCCTTCATAGATCAGCCCGCCGCCGCACTTGGCGCAGATGGGCTCCCCGAGATGCCTCTGGCCATTGTCGCCTTTAGACATGACTTCTCCTTCACGCTTAAGCGTGTCGATAAGGCTGTGGATCGATTGTGGAAAACCGCCTTCTGTCGCGGTCACTGTTCTAATTATGTTCTCGTTTTGTGGGAGGAGTCAAGAAGACCGATTGTTAAGTATCTTCTGATGCAATGTGGGGCATGACAAAGCGCCCGCGAAAACCTTCAAAGCCTCTGCTCATCGACGAGAACACGCCCCTGCAAAGCCGGCCGGTCAAGCGCCGCGATCCGGAGCAGCCGCATCTTCCATTTGATCCGATGCCCGATCGGGTGGAGCCTTGCCTTGCTCTCCTGAAGAGCAAACCGCCGCATGGCGATGAATGGTCGTATGAAATAAAATGGGACGGGTACCGCTTGGCCGTGCATATCGAGCCTGGCCGCGTGCGGGTAATCACGCGGGGAGGTCACGACTGGACCCACAGGTTCCCAGGCATAGCTGACGCAGCGCGGGCCCTCGGCCCGGTGACGATGATCCTGGACGGTGAGGCCGTCATGCTGGACGAGCAGGGGCGGTCGGATTTCGGGCTGCTGCAGAGATCGCTTGGGGCGTCTGGCAGGGCTGCCGGAAAGCTGCCGTCGCGGGACTCGATCCTCTATGCGTTCGACCTGCTTTATCTCGACGGCCACGATCTGCGCGGGCTCGAATACGCTGCCCGTCGGCATCTGCTTGAGGATGCGCTCGACGAGCAGGTTGGAGCGATCAGGATCTCCGAAGAGTTCGACGCTGATCCGGATGATTTTCTCGTGCACGCCTGCCGGCTCGGCCTTGAGGGGATCATCGCCAAGCATCGCGACCGACCGTATCGATCAGGGCGGACCGGAGACTGGCTGAAGATCAAGTGCGTCCAGAGCGACAGCTTCGCCATCATCGGCTATGAGCCGTCAACGGCGCTTCCCGGCGCGATCGGGAGCCTGCTACTGGGCGCGAGGCACCGGGACGGCTACAAATACGTTGGCAGTGTCGGGACCGGGTTCAAACATGACGTAGCCCGGTCGCTAAAGAAGCAGCTCGACAAGCTCAAGACGAAGCTGCCGCCGGTGAAGGTGCCGGGAAAGAACCTGGTGCTGACGGCTCCGGCGCTGGTTGCCGAGGTCGAGTATCGGGCTTGGACGAATGATGGGAAGCTACGGCATCCGTCGTTCAAGGGTTTGCGTGATCCTGATGATGCGTCGGAGATCTACCGCTTGCCAGATTAGGTGGTCGAAGGATTTTCGGCCAGTTGGAACTGTTTCTCTTTGGTGAGGGCCTGCTCGCGGTATTCGTTCAGCATCTCGACTACGGCGGCGTCTGCTTGTGGCCACTGGCTGGGAAGTGCGGCATCTGCGCCGGTGAGAGTGCGCGCGAACGCAGCTCCGCGCGGTTTCTTGGATGCGTTGGCGCTGTAGTTAAAGTTAATTATGGTTACGCCGAGCCGAGGGTTTGAGACAAAAAATCGGTCCACGTCGCGCCATGCAATTTTCCATGGTGAGCGTAGACCCCCGGAAAGAGTTAATCCCTCGTTGTCCAAAGTCAGCCGATAGGGCCGAAAGAGCATTGCCACAAAGGCAATCGAGCACATGGCAAAAAACACGTCAGCCCAATAGCCCACCGTCGGCGCAAACACACCTCCCGCTACGAAGACGAGGGACCCGAGAAGCAAAAGGATTGTCTTCTTACGCGACGTGACGATTTCGGTTTTCATGCTGCAAACTCGCAAGGTGAGGTAGCTTTCGTGGAAGAAGGTCGTTAGTTGCCGACGTGTCGCCGGACTGCCCGGTCCAGAGGTGCTCAGTCAATCGGCCACCAGACCCACAAGCTTGCGATCGACGACAATGGCGTCGAGCAGCGAAGTCTTCTCGTTCAAGACCGCAAGCAGCCCATCGGTATCTGGCCATGCCAGCGTAAGCCGATAGATCGCCATGGCCCCCAGCGGTTCGATATCCGGGTCATTCCGCCGGAGCTCGTCCCGCTCGGATAAGGCATCGCGCTGGCATTCCTCAAGGGAAGCCGCGAAGGCCAGGGGTTCGTCACGGCCCGGTACGATCTGATACCCAAATACAACCAATTCCATTCCGTCTCCCTCGGAGAATCACCCGCATAGGTATATCCCTATCCGAGTACGAGGAAACCTCGCAAAAATGAGGGGGCGGAGAGGATATCGCCATGCGGCGCGGGAACGTTCGTCATCAGTCGCAGTTCGAACAACAGACGCAGCGGCCCTTCCATCCATCAGCACTCGCACTCCGCTGCGTTCCAGACTACTCCAGACTGTCCCTCGACTCGGCCCGCTTCGGCGGGCGTCTTTTTGGCTATTGTCTGCCGCCCGTCCGTGGTTCAACTTGTTCTGGAACAATGCTAGGGAAGAGCGATGTCGGAAGCCAGGGCGTACGCATGGTTCATTGTCACGAATGTCCCGGCGATAATGGCTGGGTGGTTCTGGCTCATCTTTTTCGTGTCGGTTTTGGCGTGGGTGATATTGTTGAACTTCTCGGGCTGCACCCACGAAGAATTTGGCATCCGTTGTTACCCAGGTACTTGGTACGGGGAAGTTCTTGAGATCTCCAATTTCTGGCTGTTGGCCACTTTGATAGTTTTGGGTTTTGGATCAACCCTGATGGCGAACCCGCTAAATCTAATGGTGCTTATTCCCATAGCAGTTCTAGTGTTCGGAACGGCGGTCCTGACGTGGAGCATGTTAAGGCAAGGAGTGCGCCTCGCTCGTCGATGGATTTAGAACGCTTTCCGTCTTTACCGGCATGCCTCTTAGTCGAGTTTACGTCTCAGCGCCTTAATCAGAGCATCCAGCTCCGCGTTAGATCCATGCGCCAGCACGAGGTTATCCGCCACCTCGATGATCGCCGTCAGCACCTCGGTCTCTTCCCATCCTGAATTCACTGCCGCCGCGATTATCTCCTGTAGCGGGATCTCGATCGCCATCTGGCAGAACAGGTGGCGGTTCTCGTCGTCGGGCGGGACGGTCGGGGCGGGGATCTCGGTCATGGAGATGATGATAGGGCGCTCTTAGCCTGAGAGAAGTGACCGGACATGCCTGTCATCATTGGCCTTGGCAAAGACTTCGATCTCAAAAACCGCTGAACCTATCCGGTACTCTCTGCAACCAGACGGCAGCGTGAGAGTTATAGCCTCGAGGCCTCGGTCTCGGCCGGCGCACCCGCCGAGACTCATTCGATGAGCGAAAACTACAATAAATAGTAGGTGAGTAAGTACAACCGATTATTGCTTTGGAGGTGCCTTATTCTACAGTATGGTGTGGTTTCTGACAGTTTTTTGACGTCGGATACATTAGCAATTTCAGCGGTTTCTGATTTAGAAGGTCGATAAAATGCGGTCGGTGGTTGTAGTCCAAGTGAAGAACTCATTCGGGTACCTTCCGGCGTTCATTGCTCACCACCAGCGGCTCGTCGACAAGATCATCATCATCGACCACAACAGCGACCGGCAGTTGAGCGGCCTTGCCAGGGACGGTATCGAAGTCTTCAGGGTTTCTGCCGGCCTCTTTGCTCAAGAGCTCTATGCAGCATACTTCCTCAAAAAGCTGGATCTTAAGCGGGAATTTGACTTCCTGTTCCTGCTCGATGCCGACGAGTTCCTGCCTTTCAAGGCCAAGGCAGACCTCTCTGCATTCATGGAACAGCACCGCGGTACCGCCGTCACCTCCATGAGGTGGCGCAATGGCTTCCCCCCATCTGCTGGTCCGTTGGACGGGCAGGGGAAGCTCCTCTTCACCACCTGGCGCAGCAGCACCCGCAAACTGATCTATAATCTCCGGAATCTCCGGGACATCCTGCCAGTCATGGGCAACCATAACGCCAAGTACCCCCTCGCGGACAGTTTGCTGGTCCAGATCCGGCCGTTCAGAACCGATAGCGGCCTTGGTCTGCTTCATATCCCGTTCCTCGGGCTGGAAGGCCTGCGCCAGAAGCTCTCCGAGTTCCCCACGCAGTCTTACAGAACGAAGATCATGCGCGACCTCGGGGCTTTGGGTATCTCGTGCAACCCGGCTTCCCCGGAGCTCGAGCTCTCCGATCAGGATCTAATGTCGTTCGTCGCGAATTATCGGACGAGGGCGACGGACCTAGTTGCGAACGTCGATCGCTCGTCTTTCAGGCCGGCCAGCTTCCTTGATGGGCTTCAGGACAACATATCGGCGCTTGCTGCGGATCTTGCCAGTTGCCCCCCCGCACCCGTTGCGCATGGTTTCCCCGGCGAAGCGGAGCTCGTAAATCGGCTAAGACGGAACCGAGTGTTGGTAAATCGTCGTCTGGCGCGCGCCTTCGGGATGCAGCCTGATGGCACGTATGCCTTTCACGCCCCGGGCGCTGACGTCTCGGCTCTCCAACCGGCAGCCCATCGATACGACGCCCGGCACACCATGGGTTAACGCCGGTTCCGGCTTTCCTTTCACGCGCCGTCAGCCTATAAATTTCGGTGTCTAACCGCGCATCAGTGCGGCTCTTCAAAGGAGCCCGCACGCATGCCCATCATCATCGGCCTCGGCAAAGATTTCGACCTCAAAGACCCGCTGAACTTGTTCGGTGACAAGGCTTCGAGTGAAAAGGCTGTTGGGATTAATCCCGCCACGTCCTCGGCCGTGTCTGAGGCAGCCGAGGCGACGGTAAAGCCCGTAGAGAGCCCTTCGGTTGACGCGGCGCCTCGCACCCGCCCGGCGGAGCCGAGTTCAGAAGGCACCACAGAGCCCGCCCGGGAAAATCCCTTTGATGCGATCTTGAAGCCGGAATCCCCGGAGGTAGACGCCGCTGGGTACTCAACGGTTGTAGCGGCTGGAAAAGGCTGGACCGAAGTCGTCGGCGCCGACGGCGCGGTCATCAGGCGTAAGGGCACCCGCGCCTGGCGCAACAACAACCCGGGCAACATTGAGTACGGGCAGTTTGCAAAGGGCTTGGGCGCTATCGGCACGGACGGACGGTTCGCCGTCTTCCCAACCTATGAGGCAGGTCGGCGCGCGAAGGAGAGCCTGTTATTCGACAGCAAGGGCTATCGGGACAAGACGATCTATCAGGCCATTTCGCGGTATGCCCCGCCGAGCGAAAACAATACCGACTCCTACGCCTCGTCCGTCGCGACCGCCGCGGGCGTCAGCATCGATACCCCGCTGGCAGAGCTCAGTGCCCGGCAACGGGTCGCCGTCCTTGACGCGATGGAGCGTGTTGAGGGCTTCCGACCAGGGCGGGAGATCGTCGGCGGCGTCGTACGGCAGGGGGAAACGCCCAGTCCGGCGGCAACGGCCTATGTTGACCCGATCGTTTCCGCGCCGAACTCCCGTGCAAGGGCTTCATCGAGCGGATCGGCAGGCGCCGGTTCGATCGTGATCGATGAGACATTCAAGCCCGCCGACGGCCTAGGTGTCTTCGGCGCCGCCGAAAACCCATTCGCCACGATGGCCGCCGAGCAGGCCGCGAGGGCCGCAGCCACCAAGGAAGCCGTCGCAAATCAGTTCGAGCGGAACCGGAACAATGCCTTCACCGAACGGCATAACGACGACGTCGGCCAGCGCGCCGCGGTGCTCGAGGCGGAGAACCCCGGCCGATACCAAACCATCGACGAGGACCAACTGCCAGACTGGCAGCGTCAATGGGAGGAAGCCAACCGCTCGTCCGGCGTGCTCGGCGATACGGGCCGCATCCTGAAATCCGGTGTCATCGGAATCGGCCAGTCCCTCTCCTCGATCGCTGATACCGTGTTCAGCAGGCTTCCCGGCGGCGAGACCTTCCTCAAGGCTTCCGACGACATCGACCGTTGGGTGTTGGGAAACACGCTCGACAAGAAAATGGAGAACGCGGACGCCGCGGCCCGCGCATCCGTCACGCCAGCACAGGCCGATGCCGACGCCAAGAATTGGTGGGACGAGGATCGCGGCTGGTTTGGTCCAGCCTGGCGCGACCCACGCAGCTATCTGCGCACCGTCGGCGAGAGCGCGCCCGGTACCGTCGTTACGATGCTGCCCGGCGGCATCCTCGCTCGAGGCGCATACGTCAGGGCGATGGCCGGCGGCGCTACCCAGCGAGCCGCAGCTGCAACGGCTGCCCGCACCGCCACACTTAGCGGCGCGATCCTCGAAGGCGGCATGGCAGCGGGCGATTCGGCGAAGAACGTCCGCGATCGCATCGCAGCTCTGCCGCGCGACCAGCTTATGCAGTCCGATGCCGTCAGGTCCATGATCGAAGGCGGCATGTCCGAAGACGACGCCATCAAGGCCGTCAGCGAAGATGCTGCGAGCCAGGCGTTCCTTATCTCGGGCGTGGCAACCGGCATGTTCGGCGGCTTGGGTGACCGGGCGCTGGCGAAGATCATCGCCGAAGGCGTCGGCGGTAGCGTCGCGCGTCGTATCGTTGCCGGCGGCGTCCGCGGTGCCGTCGCAGAGGGCATCTTGGAAGAGGCGCCCCAAGGTGCTGCGCAGGCAATCTCAGAGAACGCCGCCGTTCAGAGGGTTGATCCGAACCAATCCCTGACGGAGGGCGTTGGGGAGGCAGTAGCATCGGGCATCGCAGCAGGCGGCGCGATGGGCGGTGCCATGGGCGGCGCGGGCGGCGCAGCGCGTCCAGCCTCCCCCGAATCCATCCCGGGCGTAGATCCCGGTACCGCGGCACCGGCGCCCCAGCCAGCCGGGCCAATCGGCCGCGCCGTGCAGCGTGCCGATGAGGCCATCGCCGCGAGAACCCCACAGGTGGCACCCGCAGCGCTGGCGCCGACCGACGGCCGCCCCGAGGTAGGCGCGACGGTGCGCATAGATGCCGATGGTATCGAGCCCTTCATGGGCCGGATCGATGGCTACGAGGGCGACGAGGCCGTTGTGATCGACAGCGGTAGTGGCGAAATCTACCAGATCCCGATCGGCAATCTGACCCAGATTGCCAAATCTGCCGAGACTATCGAGCGTGAAAACCCACGCGACGTCGGGCCGGTACCGCTCGACGACAGCCTGCCCGAGTTCTCGAATGATCCGGCGCTTGAGCCGCTGGCGCCGATCGGGACGAAGGTCACCAGTGAGGGACTTCCTCCGCGCGATCAAGCGCGGCCGGCCACAGAGCGGTTCCCGACGGCCCCCGAAGCAGGGCAGCGCGTCATTGTCGACGACAAGAACGGCGGCCGGTTCGCAGCCACGATCAGCACATGGGCCGATGGCGGGCAGGAAGCCGTCGTCAAAGATGAAGCCGGCAGGGAATACCAGGTGCCGGCGGATAGCCTGTTCATCAGCAATCAGACCGAAAAGCAGGTCGAAGCCGAGGATCTGAAGCGCAACCCGCCGGTAGAGCGTGAGGCGGCAGAGATGACGCCGACCCGCCGGCGCGTTGGCGATAAGACCGTTGAACTGCCGGACGAAAAACACGCCCGGCTGTTCGACCTTGCCCGTGAGCGGTTTGTGTCGAAGAAGACGCTCGGCGCATCCCAGCTCGATCTCGATCAGGTCGATAACCCGGCCCTCAATCGGCTCGCGCGCGAGTTTGGCGTGACCACGACGGCACTCGGCTCGATGGCGGACGATTATCGGTACCGGGTGGAAAGGGCCGGTAAGGAAGCCCGGTCGAAGCTCCCCGTGAAAATGCCCCCGGTCAATGAGCGTCGTCTCCGCCAGTGGCAGAACGAGCTTGCGAAGCAGCAGCCGGAGGCGACGGCCAACGCCGACGATTCGTCGCACTGGTGGGACGTCGAGTTGACCGCGCATGGCCGCAAGCAGGTTCTCGACCAGGCGGGCGTGAAGCGATCCGAGCGCGTGATGTGGCAGCACCTGACGCCAGCGATCCGGAACAAGCTTGACGCGCTGCGCCCGCGCTCCAGCGATGAGGCCAACGATACCGGTTCCGTTCCCGATGATGCAAGCCTCTTCGCGGATACGAGGTTCCCTGACGACGCGGATGCGGCTGCCTATGAGGCCGCCACGTCGCCGACCAACGATCTGCCGGAGCCGACGCAGGCACAGAAGGAGGCCGGAAACTACAAGGTTGGCCGCATGCGCCTGGCTGGCCTTGACCTCTCGATCGAGAACCCGGCCGGCTCCGAGCGGAAGGGTACGGATTCGAGCGGAAAGCCGTGGTCGGTGAAGATGCGCAGCCACTACGGCTACATCCGCGGCACAGTCGGCCGCGACAAAGACCACATCGACACCTTCATCCGTCCAGGCACGCCCGAGCTCGACGACAGCGCACCTGTGTTCGTCGTGGATCAGCGTAGCGCCAATGGCCGGTTCGACGAACACAAGGTGATGATCGGCTTCGACACGGAAGCCGCCGCGCGCGCCGCCTATCTCGAAAACTACACCGCCGGGTGGAAGGGGCTCGGCGATGTCAGCCCGACCACGATGGGCGATTTCAAGGCCTGGCTGAAGTCCGGAAAGACGACCGAGCCGTTCGCGCCGAAGTGGTTCGGCTCCCGGGACAAGGCCGATGCCTATGTCACCAAGCAGGGACTTCAGGCGAGCCACGAGGTTGTTGAGAACGGCAAGCGGTTCGAGGTGCGGGAAAAGGTGAAGGCGGAAGAGCCCGCCGCGCAACGAAAACCCGCGCCAAATATGCGCGAAAAAATGCGCGAGCTGGCGGATGCTCCAAATGAGCAGGATCCGGCGAAGGTCTCCGGCGCAGACGTCCGTGAAGTCTTTCGTTCGAAGGGTTTCAAGAAGGCTTACGCGGACATCGCAGCGTCGCAGATGGGCACGCCGCATCCGGAGAGCTCCGTCGCGTATGAAATGGCGCGCGGTTGGCTCGACCAGAAAGTGGGGCGCCCGCCGACACAGCAGCCGGTATCCAAGGGGACATCAGACCCGATCGAGCCCTACTACATGGGCTATGCCGCGGCCCGTGACGGGAAGGCACGTGTAATTCGTGCCTCCGATCAGGAGGCAGCTTACGCGGATCTTTCCGGCGCTCCGTCCCCGCCGACGCCGTCGCCCAAACAAACGCCGAGCGTCACCCAGAACACGGTTTTCACGGAAGACGCTGCCGAAAAGGCGCGCGCCCTCCTGCGCAAGAAGCTGTCCGGCAACACCCTCAACGCCGGCCTCGATCCCGAGATCATGCAGGCCGGCATCACGCTGGCCGGCTACCATATCGAGAAAGGCGCCCGCACCTTTGCCGCTTACGCCAACGCGATGGTCGGCGATCTCGGCGAGACCGTGCGCCCCTACCTGAAATCGTGGTATATGGGAGTGAAATACGATCCTCGCGCTGCAGGGTTCGACGGAATGTCGAGCGCTGCCGAGGTGGAAGCCGCTGACGTCGACACCTTTACGGGAGAGCCCGATGAACCTGCAGAACTGGATCGAGCTGGGTCGCCAGCACTGGAAGGAGCATCTTCCGACGCGGTACCGGGAACTGAAGGAAGCGGGGACGCTCGACCAGGCGCTGAACCACGCGGCCGAGCAGACGTATCGCGAGACGAGCGCGCTGGAGCAGGCCGGGTTCGGTCCGGACGAGGCGTGGCAGATGAGCCGGGAGGATTACCTGCTGCTGCCGCCAGAGGGCAGCGAGCCGCAGCCGACGCGGCCGTCACTGAGCCACGAAGCGGTGAAGGCCTCCGCAGCGGGTCAGCGGACAATGCCAGCGAAGTAGAAGGTCCATTCGGCCCCATCCTCCGGGGCTATGAAGGCAAGTGGCGGGAAGCAGCTCTTGAGCTCGAACGCAGGCAGACGGGCGACGCGATCGGCGCCCTAAACCATCCAGATGTCGGGCCTATCGATCTCGTGTGGGGGAATGCCGGCACCAACCAGGGCAACGGAGCTGGCCTCGCCAAGCTTTTGGCCTGGCACCCGGAGGTGCTCGGCGATCTCCAAGGTTTCATCAACCGACTTCACGTTGATAAAGATCGCAGCACCACGCGCCGAATCCAGCTACGCGATGACAATGGCAATGCCGGCGTCCGTCTCGACTATGACGGTACCGCAAAAACTTGGCTGCTGACTGCTTATGAGACTGGTTCGCGGCGCACCGAAAGAAGTTCACGCCGTCTCAGTGCTTTGTGGGGTGACCAGGCTACGCCGACCCCGCCGCGAACCAATGAGAATATAAGCGATCAGCTCAAAAATGTCCAATCGGCGGCGACGCCGGCGCAGCAGCGCCCGGTCGATTTCACTATCACTGATGCAGACCGCCTCGGCGAGGGCGGCCAGAAGGCCAAATTTAACGGAAACGTTAAGGCGATAAAGATCCTCCGCCAGCTGGAGGAGGAGAAGCGTCCGGCCACCCGCGACGAGCAAACATCGCTTGCGCAATGGGTCGGCTGGGGCGGTCTCCGGGCGGCGTTCTACCGTGAAGACGGCAGCCTCACCAAGGGATGGGAGAAGCAGGCGGCGGAACTGAAGGCGTTGCTCACGCCCGAGGAATACAGCGCCGCCGAATCCTCGACGAGGAACGCGCACTATACCGCGCCGGAGATCGTGTCGGCGGTATGGGACATCGCGCGCCGCCTCGGCTTCCGTGGCGGTCAGGTTCTTGAACCGTCGGTCGGTGCAGGCAACTTCCTCGGCCTTATGCCCGGTGAAATCCGGGATGCTGCCCGGGTGACGGGTGTAGAGCTCGATCGCGTCACCGGGGGCATCGCCAAGAACCTCTATCCCGGCGCCAACATCCAGAGCCCGATCGGTTTCGAAAAGCTCGTCGTCCCTGATGATCACTTCGACCTTGCGATAGGCAACCCGCCGTTCGGGTCCGAAAAGGTCTATGACAAGGAAAGGCGGCACCTCAACAAGCTGTCCATCCATAACTTCTTCTTCGCGAAGAGCATGGAAGCGCTCCGGCCGGGCGGTCTCTTGGCCATGGTGGTCACAAACCGATTCCTCGACGGCCAGTCGGCCGCAGCGCGCAACCTGATCCACGGCAAGGCTGATCTCGTCGCCGCGATCCGCCTGCCCAACGATGCCTTCCTGAAAAACGCCGGCACTGAGGTTACCACCGATATCGTCATCTTGCGCAAGCGGATGCCGGGCGAGACGCCATCGTCGAGCGCCTGGCTTGAGGTGAGCGACTATCGTGGCCGTGACGGCAAGCCGGTGCCGCTGAACCGGTACTTCATCGAAAACCCGGAGATGATGCTCGGCGAGTTCGGCGCCTTCGGCTCGATGTATGGGCCAGATGAGCCCGCCCTCATCGCTCGAGGCGGGCAGGACACTCCGAAGGAACTCGCTCGCGCTATCCGGTCGCTCCCGGAAAATATCATGGTAGAGCCGGGCACGGTCGCAACCGAGACCGTCACTGTGCCGGAAACCGTGACGGACGTGCAGGTCGGCGCCATGTTCGCCGCCCCGGACGGCACCATTCACCAGCGTATGTCCGATTCTATCGGCCAGCCCGTTTCCTCTGCCGTCCAATTCCCGAACGACACCGCCCGCGATCGTGTCGCGGGCATGGTCCGGGTTCGCGATGCTTTCTCTCGTCTCCGCCGTGCGCAGATCGATGAGAAGGCCACCGACACCCAGCTTGAGAACCTGAGAAAGCGGCTCAACACCGTCTACGATGCGTTCGTCAAAAAGCACGGGCCGATCAACGCCGACGCCAACAAGCGGCTGTTCCGCGATGATCCGACCTGGCCGCAGATCTCCGCGCTCGAAAACGGGTTCGACAAGGGTATCAGCGCAACTGTCGCAAAGGCGACGGGGGAGAAGGCGAGGGCTCCGAGCGCAGACAAGGCCGCAATCTTCACCAAGCGGACCCAGCAGCCATACCGGCGCCCGACCACCGCCAGCACCGCCAAGGATGCCCTGACGACGGTCCTCAACGATCTCGGCCGCGTGGACCTCGACGCAATGTCGCGCCTGTACCGCAAGCCGCAGGAAAAGATCGTCGAGGAGCTCGGGCCGCTGCTGTTCAAGACGCCAGACGGCGCCTACGTCACGGCTGACGCCTATCTGTCCGGCAATGTGAAGCAGAAGCTGGCGGAGGCGGAGCGGGCGGCAGAAACGGAACCGGCTTTCCGCCGCAACGTCAGTGCGCTGCGCGACATCATTCCCGCTGATATTGATGCGGTCGACATCGATGTGAAACCAGGTTCGCCTTGGCTCCCGGCGAAGCACGTCGAAGACTTCCTTCAGCGGGTCTCCGAATCCCGTGCCAAGCCTTCAGCGTTCTACTCTGCCGCCAACGCCCGGTGGGTAATCAGCGTTCCGGCCGGGACGCCTGCTGCCCAAACGCTCTATGGCACCGACCGCGCATCCGTCGAGACGGTTCTGAACGCCGTGCTGAACGGCCAGTCGGTCACCATTCATGATCGCAATTCGGACGGCAGCACCTCGATCAACCAGCCGGCCACCGACGCCGCGAACGAGAAAGTGGAGCGGGTCAAGGCCGAGTGGCGGCGCTGGATCTGGGAGCAGGACGCCCGCCGGGAAGAACTCAGCCGGCTCTACAACGACACGTTCAACACCGACGTGCAGCGGGTTTACGACGGCTCCCATCTCTCTCTGCCTGGCAAGGTGGGCGACGACATCATCAGCCTGCGCCCGCACCAGAAGAATTTCATCTGGCGGACGCTGCAATCCGGTACCGCACTTGCAGACCATACCGTCGGCGCGGGCAAAACGTTCGCCGCGATCGCATCCATCATGGAGAAGCGCCGCCTTGGACAGGCCCGCAAGCCGATGCTGGCGGTGCCGAACCATCTTGTGGGGCAGTGGGCAGCCGACTTTGTGCGCCTGTACCCGGGCGCCAAGGTGCTGGCCGCGACCAAAAAGGATTTCGAGAGGGATAACCGCAAGCGGCTGTTCGCCCGTGTCGCCACCGGCGATTGGGACGTCGTGATCGTCGCTCACTCGTCGTTCGGCAAGATCGGGATGAACCCGCAATACGAGGCGGATTTCATCCAGCAGCAGGTCGACGATCTTGAGGATTCGATCAGCACGCTCCGCCGCAACACCGGCGAGAAGTCGCGCAACGTGGCGCAGCTCACGAAATGGCGCGACAACCTCAAGGCCAAGATGGAGCGCCTTCTCGACTCAGGCAAGAAGGATGACGGGCTGACGTTCGACGAGCTCGGCGTGGATGCCCTCTATGTCGACGAGTTCCACGAGTTCAAGAACCTGCCGTTCGCGACCGGGATGACGCGCGTGGCCGGCCTCGGCAACCCGTCCGGCAGCCAGAAGGCTACCGACATGTACATGAAGATGCAGTTCGTCTTGGAGAAGACGGGCGGCAAGAACGTCGTTACCCTGACCGGCACGCCCTTGAGCAACACGATGGCGGAAATGTACACCGTCCAGAGGTATCTCGACGGCGTCGCCCTCAAGAACCTCGGCGTCTCGCACTTCGATGCGTGGGCGCGCGTGTTCGGCGAAGTCGTCTCGGATTGGGATCTCTCACCCAGCGGACAGTACAAGCTCAACAGCCGGTTCGCGAAATTCGTGAACATGCCCGAGCTGATGCAGCGCTATCTCTCCTTCGCCGACGTCATCACCAACGACGACATCAAGGCGCAGCTGGCCGCGATCGGTAAGAAGCTGCCGCTGCCGAACGTTAAAGGCGGCAAGCCCACCAACATCACCGTCGAGCGGTCCGCCGACCAGGCATCGTTCATCGGCGAGGGCAAGTCCGACGACAACGGCAACCTCATGTTCCCCAAGGGATCGCTGGTCTGGCGCGCTGAAAACCTGCCGAAGAAGGCAGAGAAGGGCGCCGACAACATGCTGAAGGTCATGTCAGACGCCCGCAAGGCTGCGCTCGACATGCGCCTGATCGATCCGAGCTACGCGGACTATGCCGGCTCCAAGGTCAGCCGCGCCGCCGATGAAATGAAGCGGATCCACGCCAAGTGGGCCGGCAAGCGCGGTACCCAGCTTGTGTTCATCGACCTTTCGACGCCGAAGAAGGCAAAGGCGAGGGAGGAGGCGGAGCTCCGCGACCTGATGCGGCGTGCCGAGGAAGGTGACGAGGCAGCACAGGAGAAGCTCGACAATATGTCGCCGGATGATTTTCTGGCGCTGCAGAGCTCATTCTCAGTCTACGACGATCTTCGCGAGAAGCTGATCGCCCGCGGCATCCCTGCCGAGGAAATCGCCTTCATCCACGACGCCAACACCGAAGCCCAGAAAGAGGAGCTGTTTGGCAAGGTCCGTTCCGGCCGGGTGCGCCTGCTGTTCGGCTCGACGCCAAAGATGGGCGCCGGCACCAATGTGCAGAACCGCCTCGTCGCTCTCCATCACCTGGACGCGCCTTGGCGCCCATCCGACCTTGAGCAACGCGACGGCCGCGGCATCCGCCAGGGCAATGAGCTCTATGCGGAAGATCCGGACGGATTCGAGATCGAGATCTTGCGCTATGCGACCAAGAATACACTCGACGCGCGGCAGTGGCAGGGCATCGAGGCCAAGGCGCGCTTTATCCAGCAAGTCCGCAAGGGGAACGTGAAAACCCGCGAGGTCGAGGACATCGCCGGCGAAGCGGCAAACGCTGCCGAGATGAAGGCGGCCGCCTCTGGCAACCCGCTGATCCTCGAGGAGATGGAAACCCGCCGCAAGCTCCGCCAGCTCGAGTCGCAGTCGGTCGAGCACGATCGGGAGCAATATCGCATCAAGGGCAAGATCCGCGCGCTCAATGACGAGATCTCGTCCTTGGAAGCGCGGTCTGACGCCGTCACCGCCGACGCGGCGAAGGCCGAGGCTGTCTCGACCCAACCTTTCGCGGCGAAGTTTGACGGACAGGACTTCGACAAGCCGAAGGAATTCGGCGCGGCTCTCGCAGCTGCGATGCGTAAGGAACTCATCGAGAAGACAGGCGATCTCCCGACCGGCGCCTATGGCGATTTCAAGATCTCGATCGCCCATGACCATACCAACGCGTTCAACGTCAGCGTCACGGGCGAACGCGACTATGACGTCTATGTCCTCGATGCCGCCGACGTGGACGCAACCGGCCTCGGCATGCGTGTCATCAACACCGTGAAGAAGCTGGCCGCTGTCCCGGCGCTGGACCGGGAGCGCATCAATGAGGCGCGCGGACAGATCCCGGCTCTGGAAAAGCAGATCGGACCGTGGAACGGTGCGCAGGATCTGAGCGAAACTGCCGAGCGTCACCGCCGGATCGTCGATGCGCTGAAGCCGAAGAAGCCAGGCGCAGCCAACGCGGCCGCCGTTGATGATGGGGTGATCCAGAACAAGCGGCCCGACCCGGTCGGGAAGGGTGACGGCCGGCTCATTTCGCAGCCGGCGCCGGAGCGCCGCGAGGGCGAGGATCTGCAGGCCTGGGGCCGCCGTGTCATTCTTGAGAAGGGCAGAGCGACCGGGAACGAGTACCTTCTCGCGCTCGATGATGACGGTTCCGTCGTCGAGTTCGGCACCGCCAATGATCCGCACACGACAGGGTCGAACAACAAGCTGGTTTCGGCCGCCTTAAACCCAGATCGCCGGATCGTCCTCTACCACAACCATCCGAACGGGCGCCCGCTTAGCGGCGCAGACATTGCTGTGCTCACCCTGCCTGGGCTCCATTCGGTATATGCCTTCGGCCACGATGGAATGGACTATCGCGCTTCCGCTACTCCTGAAATGCGGGAATACCTCGTCGCCAGCAAAGACCCGTACCAGGACCAGAGAACGACGACGGCGAACATGCGCATCGTCCTCGCCGAGGTTGATCATTTCCTCAATGCAGCGATCGCCGCCGGCAAGGTCGAACGGGCCGTGGCGGAGGAGGGCTATGACCACGCGATGATGTTCATCGCACAGCGCGCGGGCATTATCGACTTTTCCAGCAACAAGGCGTACGATCCGCAGATCATCCCCGGTTTCGACCGGAAGATCGACGAGGTCGCAGCGCGACTTTCAAAGGCGTTCTTCAAAAATGGCAGACCGAGCTCTAGGCCTGATAGATCCACCATCCCCGTTCGACACGTTGCAGACGTGGCAGGACTGGTCGCGCAGCGTGAGCAAGTGGCCGGAACACGAGCCGGAGCGACAGGTCTATCTGAAGCAGGCGTGCGAACAGATCCGCCTGAAGTCGGCAAAGGAAGACGCGTAACCCAAGCCCGCGTGGTTCGCGAGCTCAACGGCCGCCTGATCGATATCCAGCCGGCCGTCCTGAAAACCATCCCTCTCAACTATTTCACCGACCTGGCCCGCCCGACCATGACAGCGGTCGGAGATTACCTCCGCGTCAAGCGGCTGATGGACGCGTTCCGTGGACAGAAGCACGCCGCGGCCGATGAGATCGCCGGCGACTGGCTGAAATACATCCGGCTCGGCTTCATGGGCAAGGACAAGTCGAAGGCGCAGGAACTATCGGACCTGATGCACGATGCCACTCTGGCTGGCGTGGATCCGGCAAAGACAGATGAGGAGACCAAGGCCAAGGCCGGCTATGAGGGGCTTCGGAAGCGGTTCCTCGCAATGTCGCCGAAGGGTCGCGCGCTCTATGTCAACGTCCGCGACGCCTATTGGGAGCAGCAGCGAGAGCTTGACGACATCCTGCTGGACAATGTCCGGAAAGCGCAGGAGATCGCGCTGGCGCGGGCAGACGAGCGCTACAAGCGCACCATGCAGCAGATCAGGGACCGCGGGCTTACCGGCCCCGATCGCCGCAAGGCCGAAGAGGATGCGACCAGCGCCCACAAGGCCGAGACCACCAAGCAACGCTGGGCCGCCAAGGCGCGGATGACGAAGCTCCGCATCGCATTCGAGAACAACCGGGTGGAAGATCCGTACTTCCCGCTCGGCCGTTTCGGCCGATATTTCGTCACCGTCAGAGATCTCGACGGCTCGGTTCTCACGTTCTCCAAGTTCGAGCGTGCCGCCGATCGCGATCGGTTCGCCGCTGACGTCCATCGTGATTACCCAGCCGGGAAGGTGGAAGTGGGTGTGATGGAGCAGGGTAGCGACCTGCGCCGGGCCATGGACCCCCGCATCGTTGCCGAGATCGAGGAGATCTTGGGCGGTGCCGGCGTCGATGGTGAAATCATGGATCAGATCTGGCAACGGTATCTCGAAAGCATGCCGGATCTTTCTTCCCGCAAGCGCTACATCCACCGCAAGGGAACGTCCGGCTATTCAGGCGATGCCCTTCGCGTGTTCTCCTCGCACATGTTCCACAGCGCTCACCAGCTCGCCCGCCTCAAATACGGCCTCGAGCTCCAGGATCTCGTCGACAAGGCGTTCGACCAAGCGAAGGAAGCGGATGATCCCACCCGGGGCGTCACCCTGGCGAACGAACTATCGAAGCGCCACGAGTGGGTAATGAACCCCACAGGGAGCAAAGTTGCGCAGACCATGACGAGCGCCGCGTTCGTCTGGTTTCTGGCAGCGTCACCGGCCGCCGCCGCGGTCAACACGTCGCAGACCGTCATGCTGGGGTTGCCGATCCTCGCGGCGCGGTTCGGCAACCTAACCAAGGCGTCTCAGGCGCTGATCGGCGCCAGCTACGATTCGATCAAGGGCAAGGGCTCCGTCGTCAACGCGTCTCTCGCCCGCGACGAAAAGGAGGCGATGAGGTCGTTTTACGATTCGGGCCTGATCGATCGAACCCAGAGCCATGACCTTGCCGGTGTCGGCGATACTGGCGTCTCCTATTCGCCGCTGCGCGCCCGCGTGATGGGGGTCATCTCCTGGGCGTTCCACAGGACTGAGGTTTGGAACCGTGAGGTTACCGCTCTCGCGGCCTACCGGATGGCACGAGATGCCGGCCAGACCCAGATGGAGGCGATCGACACCGCCCACGATCTGACATGGAAGACGCATTTCGACTATTCGAACTCGTCGCGGCCGGCGCTGATGCAGAACGATCTTGCCAAGGTCGCTCTCGTGTTCCGCCAGCACAACATCAACATGCTCTATCGACTGTTCCGCGACGTCCAGCAGTCCGTCACGGGCGAGACGCCGCAGGCCCGCAAGGAAGCCCGATATCAGCTCGCCGGTGTGATCGGTATGATGTCGCTGATGGCAGGTGTCACCGGCACGGTCGGCTTCAATATCGCCATGGCCATCGCCGGGATGGTGCTCGGTGACGACGATGATCCGCTTGATTTCGCGGAGCAGTTCAAAGCCGACGTGGTCGACATCCTCGGGCCAGAGCTCGGCGGAGTGGTCCTCAACGGCGTTCCGGGCCATTACCTCGGCGTCGATCTCTCCGGCCGCATCGGCATGCCGGATCTCTGGTTCCGGTCGCCGACGCGGGAACTTCAGGGAAAGGACGAGTATATGTACTGGCTTAGCCAGACCTTGGGCGCCACGGTCGGGTTGGGGCAATCGCTCTTCCTCGGCGCGTCTGCGATGATGGAGGGCGATGTTGCCCGCGGCATCGAGATGGCAGCGCCAAAGGCGATCAGGGACGTCCTGAAATCCTACCGCTACAGCACCGAAGGCCTGACCACCTATAACGGCGACGAGATCCTGTCCGTCTCAAACGTGTCCTGGCACGACGTCGTCGCTCAAGGTATCGGCTTCACGCCGGCCCGGATTGCCGAAACCTATGACCGAAGCACCGCCCTCAAAAACGCGGAACGAAACGTGCTCGACGAGCGGCAAAGGCTTGTGAACAAGTGGGCCATGGCGGTCATGGCGAATGAAGAGACGGGCGATGCCGTGGCTGCGATCCAGAAGTTCAACGCCTCTCCGAAGAGCGCCGGCGTTCCGATCAAAAAGGAGACATTGCAGCGGTCGATCAAAACCCGCACGAGCAATGCCGCCAAGCGCGATGAGGGCGTCCTGATCCGCAACGAGGTGCTTGGGCGTCGCCTGCGCGAGGCTCTTTCCGAGAGGATCTATGATTAATTGGCTCGTCCCGTGCCCATTCTACCAGGTCGGATACGTCCGTCAGTTCATGGAGGAGGGCAGGGATATGTGGGTGCTCTTCGACGAGGACGGCGACGTCGTGTGCTCGACAGAAAACCGGTCGGAGGTGTTTTTCGAAGCTGCCGACCGGGAAATCAGGGTGATGATGCTGAACTAGGCGCCGAGCTCGCGTATGGACAAGCGAAACGATCAGTGATCGATTGCGGGTTCCGAACTCGGAGGAGGACTATGGTAAAAGAGCTTAACTCAGCCCGCGCGTTGCTTGGCTTGATCGCCTACATCTCTCTGCAGGCGATGATCATCGTTCTCTTCTTCATCCGGTTGGATAATAGCGTTAGGCTGCCCACAGCCTTGATCATGGCGGCCATCGGTGGCCTTGCCATTGCGGGTTTCGTGAAGGTTGGCCGGGCTCGCGACGAACTAACCGCGAGCCGGAACGGGCGTCTGTCCTAGCGCCCCAGCCCGATCGCATTCTGGCGCGCCGCCGAAATCACACTCTTTAGCGAGTCGGGCCATTGTTCTTCCGGCACGCCTCTTGCGGTGAGCTCTTCCGCGATGCGAACCGGGCTCTGCCCCTGGCGGACAGCCTGATCCGCAACTGCGACGACTTCCGCGGGGGAAGGTGCGGGCGCCGCTGCCGCCGGCTGTTGGGCCGGTGCGGACGGCTGTTGCGCTGCAGGTTTGCCCGTGGCGGTATCTACGACCACTTTCCGGCCGCTGCCGGAAGCGGGAGCCGCCGGCGCCGGCGCCCCAATGCCCGGCTGCCCGCCTTGCAGTTCCAGTTCCGCACCGATGAGCTTTTCCTGTTCTTCGCGCGGCAGATCGTCGAACTTCTTCTCCTCACCAGCCAGACCGCCGTCGAGCCGCTTGCGCAGCGCCGTGATCGCATCGCCACGCTGTTTGTTTTCGCCGGTGCCGTACTTCTTATCGATCTGCTTTTTTTGCTCGTAGGTTTTCAGCTCGTCCGCCTTTTCCGTGGCCTTCACCTTGGCCGCCATCTGGCTCTGCCACGCGGCCTCCGGATTGAGGAACGTTGAAACCAGGCGCGGCAGATCGTTGAGCTGAACATCCTGCTCGACGGCCTTGCCGTCGGGCGTTTTGAGGCGAAGACGGTAGCCAGCGAGGGCGCCATCCGGGGTCATGATCTTGTCGTGCCCTTGCACCTCATAGCCATGGTCGATGTAGCCCTTGATGCTACCTGCCTTGATGACGTCAGCCAGCGCCCCGTCCGGATCGCCGGTCTGGGCCTTGAGGAGGGCGCCCATGGCGAGCTTGGCGCCTTCTTTCGCTTCGACCGACTCGCCCCACTTCATTACCTCCCGGGCAGAATTGAGATCGCCGTTGGCAAGATAGGTATTCTTGAGCTTCGGCAGGGCATACGAGCTCCAGAAGGAATCGAAGTCGCCCGGCTTCGCGGTGCCCGATGCCACACGCGTGTCGAACTCCTTCTGCGCGTTCGCGCCGATTCCGGCAACGGTTTGGCGCTGGGTTTCCGACCGCTCATATTCGGCGTCGGCGCGGGAGTTAAGCACGTCTTGCCGGGCGTCCTGCTTATCCTGTCGCTCCATCTGCCGATCGAGCATCGCCGTGCGCTTCTCGTCCTGCTCTTCGGACATTCGCATCTTCCGCGACTGCTGGAAGCCCTGCATGAAACCACCGAGGCCAATTCCAATACTCATGCCGCTATCCCCGTGCTCTTATCGAAGTCGCCAATGCCGATCGCCTGGCCAAGTTTCGTCACCTTCTTGTCGAGATCCTGAATCGCCTTCATCGAAATGCCGATGGCATCCTGGATCCCGATACTCTTGCCATCGCCCTTGCCGGTCTGCTTCTTGAAGTCCTGCGCGTAGGTGCCGACGTGACGGCCGCCGTCTTCCACGCCCGGTTTATAATCCCACTCCTCGACCGGCATGTTGTTGACCGCCTCGAGAGCCTTGCCGTCGGCGATCGGTTGCTTGTTCTCTTTCGCGTTCTCGTCGGACGTGAATTTGAACATGCCGGCAACACCGCCAAGGAAGCTTCCCAATCCAGCAGCGTTCTGGCCGGCCAGTTCCTGTTCTGCTCGCCAGTTCTGGCTTTGGATGCCGTATTGAGTGTTGAGCGTGGATCCCATGCCGGCATAGCCCTGCATCGCGCCGGAATAACCCTGCGATACGATGCCGGGGGCGGCAAGGGCTTGGGCGTTGGTCGCCTGATTGCCCGACAGCGCGGTGCCGCTCGCCGCGACGCTGCTGCCGGCAGCGGCGGCCGACTGTGCCGGCAGGCCACGGCCGAGATTGGCAACATCCGCCTTGAGCGCCAGGCCCTTGTCTCGGACGGAGGTTCGCGCGAGGTTCGCCGCGCTGGCCTCTGCCAGCGTCGTGTTCATGTCCGTGGTGGCCTTGATGCCCGCAAACCGACCAGACGCCGGGTTGATGCCCATCGCGGACGCCTGGCGCTCGTTGGTTGCCCGAGCAATCGCGGCGGCGGTCTGAACGTCTCCTCGCGCCTCGGCCGCGGCCTCGGCCTGACGTTCGGGTGTCGCGTAATTGGACGCTTCCTTGACGAACTCGTCTTCGATCGGCTTGAACGTCGTCTCATAACGTTCTCGGTCCTTCCGGGACCAATTGGCCTGATCGGTCGCCAGCCCCAGCTGTTGCGTGGTGATTTGCTTCGTCAGCGCGTCGAGCTCGGCCTGCCGTTCGGTCGAAACCTCAAACGCGTCTTTCGCGAAGGAGAGCCACTGCTGGCCGGTTTCAGCCTGCTTGAGCGCAGCCTCGCCAATGCGCGGATCCGGATCGGGAGCGGAGGAACTGCCCTTGCCCATTGTGCAACCTCTTTTAAGGAGGTCGCACTTCGTGCGCGACGGTTTCAGCCGTTATAATATAGGTCGACCGATCTTTCCAGAGAAGCGTTCGGGCAGCCAGCGGCACTCCCGGCGCAGCATGCCAAAGAGGATCAAATCCTCGCCGTTCTCACCGCCCTCCCGCAACACGCCCTCACGGGTCCAGCCGAAGTTCTCATTGAAGGCGACGGCATCGTGGTTGTCTACCGAGACGAAGGCATTGATGCGGGGATATTCGAGCTGGATGAAGGGATAGGCGAAGGTTCGAATGATGAGCTCGCGAGTGATCCACTTGCGGCTTCCGTCCGATGCTACATGGACCCAGCATCCGGTTTTGGTGAACGAGTCGAAGACGACGATGCCTCGGTAGCCGGTCTCGTCCCGAATCCCGATCGCCTTTGCGTCCGGCTTGTACCTCATTCGCGCGTGAGCTTCTGCCCAAGCGATCATCTCTTCCACCGGCTCATAAACGACTTCTTTCACCGGATAAGCCTCTGTTGAAGCGCGCCGGCTACCGAATTGAGCCGATCGCTGATCTCTCGCAGATCGGCGAGCAGAGAGTTGAAATCCGCCATCGTCGGATCTGCGACCAGCGTCTGGGTTTTCAGTTTGGCGATGTTGAGCAGCTCGGCGACGTCCTCGATCCGGACAGCGGCCTTGCGGCGCACCTCCCTGTTTCGCGATCCGTCGAGCACCTCGAGCTTTTCAAGATCCCGGTTATTCATCATGCCATCCTCAGTTCATCGATCGCCCCGGCGATGATAAGCTGCGTGACCTGGACGTTGGCGCTCACATCGATCTCCCAGCAGCGGTGCTTTGACTTCGCGGGAAGGCGGGTAATCTGGCCGGCCTTTGTCGCGGAGAAAACCAGTTGCTTGTCGCCGTAGACGTTGATGACGATGCCGTCATAGGTGGGATAAGGCAGCAGTAGGTCGCCATTGATCGCCATTTTGTTCAGCGCCATGTCGTTGATCGATGAAAGGAGGCTCCCCGCGGCGAAGATAGCCTCGTTGGCCGCTTGGATTTCAGCCAGTTCAGCCTCGATGTTCGACTGGCTCTTCAGGCTCACTCCCTCGCCGAGATCGACGAGCAGCGCGCCGAAGTTGGTCGGCTTGCTTAGCCAGAATTCCTTTGAACGCCAGTAGAAGGTCTCAGGCGCTCCGTCCGGCGAATCGAACCGGAATATACCCGGCTCGTCGGGGCGCTTGAAATACAGGCCCTCGTCGTCCGGAGCGAAGAATACGGCGCTTGCCGTCTCGTCCGCCCTCACAAGGAACTGCGCCGCGTTGATGTTGATCATCAGCGCGCCGCTCATCCGGTTCCCCGTCGCGTCGAGGGTGTCGTAGAAAAGCACATAGTTGCCGAGGTGCTGACCCGCCACGATCGTTGATGGGGCGAGGGCGAGCCACGCATCGCGGTGGAACAGCTCCGAAGTCGCCAGGGTCACGGAACCATCGGCACGGACCGCGACCAACCCGAGATTCGACGGGTAGCAGATTGCGAAACCGAGATCGACGATGCCTCTGGCGTTGATGCAGGGGGACGGTGCTTCCATCTTCTGGCTCTGCATCGAGTCGGGGGCGGAGCCTGACATGATGTAAGGTTGAGCCTCAGTCATAACGACCAGCATCGACCCGATCGCGCGAAGCCCGACAATGGCGCTGTCACAGGTCTGGATGTATTTTTCCGGCCAAGCGTGCGGCCGCCAGGGCTCGCAGAAGTAAACGTCTTTCCCCTTGAACGCCGCCATCATCCCGTTTGGCATGGCGACCAGGCCCTGGAGATCGTCAGGAGGTGTGTTCCAGTCCGCCGACGGGAGCGGCTCCTGGAACGCATCCACGGCGATATTGTCGACATAGTCGCCGGCCGAGGCGACCCGTTCTGCGATGAGATAGAGGTAGGTGCCGGTATTACCCGTCTGGGACCGATAGATGCGCTGCTTCGAGATCGCGCGGCCTTCAGGCGCCGCACCAAACCCCGAGAGGGTAACGGTTTCTCCCGGTTTCCAGTCAACGATGTTGGAGGCGGGGCAGGGAGCCGACTCCTCGCCGAAGTCAGTCACGAAGGTATAGACATAGGTGCGGCTTTGGACGTCGCCGGTGCCGGTGCCGGATAGGGCGGCCGTGAGGGCTACTGTCGGCCTGGCAACAGCGAGATCATAGACCGCGCTCCCGATCCGCATCTTCGGCACGCCGTCGCCGGTGTAGTAGAGCCGATCCTCGGCGACCGGCCCGGGCGCGGCCGAGATGTCGCCGGCCCATGACAGCCACGTGTCCAGATGACGGTATATCGTCCGATGGTCGGCCCCGCCGGCGCTCGCGCCTGTCGCCGTAGGTTTGTTCGTCGGAGACAGAGCGCCGTCGTTGAGGCGCAGATTGAACGCAGCGGTCGCCGCGGTTTCTGGCAACAGCCGCGAGGTGATCAGAGGCTTTTCGCCGGCAAATGCTGATATCTTGATGACCGGCATGAATATTCACCTCGGACGGTCAGATCGGCCAGTAAGCCGGATTGCTGGCGTAATCGGACGGTATCGAGCTCATGCTCTTTAGGTCGCTTGCCGCGAAGATATGCCGGGACTTGTGGCCCAAAGCGGCATAGCCAAATCGCAGCACGGTCGGCGCGTCCATGGAGACCCGCGAATTGTCTGCCGCGATCCATTTGAACTCCGCCGGCGCTTGCGGATCGAGGAGCTGCTGCCAGGCAAGGTTCCCCGCCTCTGCGCCGAAGAGCATCATCGCATCAGACGCGGCCTTATGCGCTCCCATAATGTTCTCTCTTGCCTCTTCGTCGGCCTGGTAGAGGACGCCCTCAAATGTGAAGCCGGCGGCTATGCGCCGATCACGTTCGGCGTCTACATCGCCGGACGAGGGTGGAAATACTTCTGGTTCCGGCTCTTCGACCGGAGGCGCGATGTCGACATAGGTCCAAGCACCGTCCCTAAACACCCTATCTTTACCCCCGACCGGTTCCGGCGGCGCAACGGTTGTCGCATACGCGGGAATGAGAAACGGCAGGGAAGGATCGCCTTCGGGGTTGTCGAGAGGGTCAGGATCAGCCTGTGCGATCGCCACAAAGAAGCCGGTCACAGGGTGGTAGTGATAAATTTCCATCTTCCGCCTCCTCAGATCTTGATGAAGTAGTGCGCCGCGACGTTAACAGGGCGGGTTTCAGCCGCTGTCCTGACCTGCCTGGAGCTGTCAAAGTCGACGCGCGAAGAGGTGGCCGTGCCGCTACCGCCGCCTCGGCTCCACGAGTCCGTAGCCGCGCCGAAGTAGAAGAATGCCCCGGTGGCGGCTCCAGGCATCGTGCCACCCGCACTACCGGTTATTGGCTGCATGGCATCTCGCTGGAACGAACCAACTGATCGTCCACCGTCAAGGCTCCGCCCAAATCCCTCCATTCCACGGACGAATGCCCCCCGGAGATCGGGGACATTAAACGTGGTGGTTCCATCACCTACGCCCCACCAACTTGGAAGGTATGTGTGTGTCCCCGACTGCGTTCCTGAAGTGTTGATAGGTACAGGCGCCGTGTCTGACGTGGATAGATAGAACGTATCGACACTAACGAAGATGACGAAATAGTCAGTCGTTGTATTCAAACCAGTTGGTAGCGCACCGCTTGTGCTTAGACGCAGGCGCTCGCCGCCAAGAAAGCCGTGAGCGGCTTTCGTGAAAAGGCCCGGTGAACCGATCGAGACGGTGAACGCCTGTTGGGTGAACCCGGCGTTCGTGACGAGAGCTGCAAACAGCGCGGAGTAAGTCGATCTGCTGATCGCAGCACCGTTGCACTTCAACCAGCCAGTGGGAGCGGTCGCCATGGCGCCGGGCACGATCATGCCGGATGGAACGCCTTGGACAGCACCGATTGCCGCGTCGACCTGCGCCTTCGTGTAGACATCGGCCGACGCTGCCTTTTGCCCCAGTTGGGTGGTAACGGTCTGGGCGAAGGTCGGGTTATCTCCTACCGCATTGGCCAGCTTTTCGAGGGTATTGAGTTCTTCCGGCGGTTCACCGACGACGGCCCCGACGGAGGTATCAATTAGTGCCGCGAGCCCCGTTACGGCGGAGGCATCGATGGGGAGCACGGCCAAAGCGGCGGCCGTGAGGCGGAGGTCACATTTTGAGCCGGCAGCAAATGCCTTTGCCGTAGTGCCTTCCTGCGCTCGGACGATGGTGAGGGTGGCCCCGCTCCGCGCGGTGACTTTCACAATCTCCATATTGCCTGACGGGTCAACGATGGTCAGCGGAAACCAATCGCCGGCGCCGAGCGTGGGGAATTTGCCGGCGTCGCCCGATGCCAGCGCAAGGCTGGTTACGCTGGTGTTGATTGATGCGGCGAGGGTGGAAAGCGCATTGTTTGCAATTTTGAGAACCATTTAAGCGTCTTCCCTGATGCGCACGCTTGCTGTGACTTCCTTGGTACGACCGGCGTGGGTCGTGATGAGGATCGCGAGAGTTCCTGCTTCGTCGTTGGCGCCGCCGGACATCCAGATCCTTGCCACGAGGTCTGACCACTCAACGTCGGTGACCATGGCGCCGGTGCCGGTCAGGGAGGCGGTTGCGTTTGTGATCCGGTCGCCAGACGGCATCCAGCGGGAGAAATCGAAATCGTAGTCAAGGACGTCGGCGGGAGCCTTTGTCAGAATGGTCGTGCTCATCGGGCCTCCGACTCGCGGGGGACAATGATTCGACGCCCGTCTGCATGGATCGGAAAGGATCGATCTTCGCTGCGGACAAGGGTCCGGCGATTTTCAGTGATGACGTTGCGGCGGTTACGTATCGTCGGGCGGAGATACGAATACCCTGCCTGGCCAAAGGGAATTAGGCGGATCAAGGCACGCCCGTTTGCGATGGGTCGCCGCAATGCAAAGCCGGTGAACGTAAGGGCAACACCGCTGGCGCCCGTGGCGAGGCGCCGGGCCGTCATCGACCCGGACACCACGATCGAAACCGGGGAAATGCCGGTGATCGCCGTGATCAACCGGCCGGCGATGTCGACCGCGGTTGATCCCGCAGCCATGCGACGTGCCTTAGCCTCACCCGCGGGTGAGACGGCAACGATCGCCGAGCCGGCAACCTCCGCAACGAACCCGCCGCCGTTCAAGGGGTAGCCGTTGACCGCATTTCCATTCACTGATCCGTTGGAAATCATCATTCCACCGTGATCGTTATGGCGTTCTGGCGCACGACAGCCTCGTCAGACGGAAGATAAGTCTTCGGATCATCGAGTTCGCCGACAAAAATACAATTTCCGGCGGTCGGTGCGTCCCAGATCCCAAAATGCGTAACGATCACCGGCACGGCGCCGTTGTTGTCACCGAATGACATGAGTAGGGCGTTCTCTGATGCCTTCGACGCCGAGGCGTGGAAGCCAGTGCCGACCGCGCCGCCTTGCGCCGCGTCCTGACGAGCGTAGGAAGGCCATTCGGCAGTTGTGACCTCGGACGCGCCTGTCAGCCCGGGATCTCCCGTGTGAAGCGAGACGTAAACGCGCGTCGGAGGGGCAAGCGCGACGCCGCGGAGGAAAAGGTTGAGGATAGCGTTGCCGGCATAAGTGGTGGCAGGCATCAGAGATATGCTCCTCTCGTGCGCAGCGGGGCGCCTTGTTGGCCCCTGACTGCCTTGACGGCCAAATTGTCGAGCTTCGCTTCGAACCATGCGCGATGGTCGAGGCCCAGTTGAGGATTGTCGGAGTTGGGCTCGGTCAGGATCTTGGCAGCGGCGCCGCGGCTGATCGTCTCGCCATGATCGTTGAGGAGGAAGGCCGGCAGCGAGAAGGCGTCCCGGGCCGGTTTCAGCACAAGGCGAATTTTCATCGTGCCGGTGGCACGCGGAACAACCGTCACCGTATTAGGTTCAAGCTGAGTGACGTAACGAGCAGAGCCGACGTTCTCTGTCTCGAAAGACCAACCCGGGCAATTGGCATCGAGCCAGGCGATCGGCTTCGGTTCTAGTGGATGATCATCCAGCCTTGCGGACTCGATGCTGACGATGTCGGCGTCTCGGTAGGTAGAAAGACCCTGCATGTCGGGCGCCGTGATTGGGAACGTATCGTCTTCGCGCCATAGCTTCAGCCGCTCACAGAACTCTCGCGCTGCGGCGATGACGCATCGCTGGGCAACCAGGTCGCTCACATTCGGAGCGTAGCGCAGCGCGTCCGGCAGAAAGTCGTCGATGTCCAACATCTGGGGCATTACTTCCTCCGTCCCGGGCTGGTGGAGCTTTCAACCTGTGACTGGATGCCGATCGCGGTGGCAAAGGCCTGAAAATGCCGAACCGCCTTGCCCGGATCCGCTGCCGTGTCTTCCTTCCCGTTGGCGCGGTAGAGAACGTAATCCTGCACCGCGGGCTGATATTGATCGTCGATGCCGACTTCGACGTCCCACGTCTCGATGTCGGTGACGTCTCCGTCCTGCAGATCGGTGATCAGCGGCGGCAACTTTGAGACTGCAGCCTCTACCCGGCCGGTGCCGTCATTGCCTGGGAAGACGAAGTAGTTTTTCGGCAGCAGCTCGTCGAACACGAAATGCCGCACCTCGCGCCGGAAGGGGACATAGGCCGGATCGTGCCAACGGGGAGCGTTCGCATCGAGCTCGGCGCGGGAAACCGAGCGGACCATCCGGCCGGCGGCACCGTTCGCGCCTTCAATATTGCGGACGACATCCAGAAGCTGGACGACGTTTTCGGGCAGAACCTGCTTGGTGCCTTTGGAAAGTGAGAGTTCTACGAACTCACTCCCCGCCGATGGCTTCGCGACGATGATGGCCTTCACCGCGTCCTCGATATGGTGCGCGAGCTCCTCGAGCGGCCAACGCACGTGATCGTTGTCGAGAAGGTCGACCGAGACACGAAGCATGATGTCCTTCGCCTTCATCGTTACCCCTGACGACGCTTACCGCGACGGGCCGGCAGTACCGGAGCGGCGGTCGGCTGCGGAGGAGACAGAGGCGAGGCCGGTTGCCCATCGGGGCCCAGCGGGGTCGACGCCGGGAGCTCCGGAGCGATGAGATAGTGCTCGACCGAAAGAAAGCAGATCTGGTGGGCGAGGTTAGGTACCTCGGCAACCGCTCTGCCGTGCTCGTCGGTACGGAAAGCATATGTGTCGCTTCCAACCGTTCGTTCGCCTGGCCCGAGCTTGCATTGAATGAGCGCCATACCAATTCCTCTCAAAAAAGAGGGGGCCTCGCGCGCGAGCCCCCCATCGAAGTGTAAAGGCGGCTCGGTTACGTGGTCGCGTAGTAGGCGGTGAGGCCGATCTCGCCGCCCGCAACGAAAGTCGCAATGCTGCCGGTGATCTTGACGCCGATCCCGCGTGTGGTGTCGGTCGGAGAGACCCGGAACGCGGTTTTCAGCGTCGGACGAGCAACGCCGCCTGCCTGAAGGAGCGTGGACGCGGAGAAGAACTCTGCGCCAACGGTGCGAGCGTTGTCGTTGACACCAAACAGGCCGGACATCACACCGACGTCGAAGGTGAGAACGGTGCCGCTGTCCATGTCGTCCGTATCGAGGATCAGATCCATGACGCGGCAGCCGACCGGGATAGGGGCGAGTTCAAGGATATCGTTGAGTGCCGGCGCAGCCGTAAAAATGTGGCTGAAGCGATGTGCAACGACGTGGCCGGCGAAAGCCGGGAAGGGCGCGAGGACGATGCCCTTGGAGTATTTGCTCTGGATGAGCGCCATCGAAAGTCTCCTGGCCGTGAAGAAGGGGGGAGCTTGGCGGGCGTGCCCGCCAAACGGTTAGGCTGCGTTCGGATCTTTGGCGGCGGTGTCCAGCGCGAGGACGCCGAAGTCGCGGTTGTTGAACCGGGTCTTCTTGACGCCCACGATCAGACCGGCCGAGATCACCGGTTCGTTGCCGTGGTCCTGCATTTCTTCCGTCCAAGAGAAGCGGAAGCCGCCGGTGGAGCCGAAGGCAATGACCGCGGCCTGGCGGCCCATGTAGAGAGCGCGAGCGGCCGCAACGTTGCTGCCGACGCCGTAATCCGAAAACCGGATCACGTCCTCGTGCTCATGCAGGACGGTGTTGTTGATCATGCCGAGGCCACCCCTGAAGATGGGGGTATTCTTGCCTTCGGCGGTGATCAGCGCCTTCTGGATTTCGAGCCAGCCGCTGGTATCGGCGGTGCGCATATCGTGAGCCTGGAACTTGCTCATGACGCAGACGTAATGGCTTTCGCCATTGATCATCAGCGGCATCATCTGGGCATTTTCTGGCGTGGTGGCCGCCATCATGCTGGCCTTGACGCCGGCCTTCTCGATCGTCGCCTTGGTCATCTTGTCAGCGACGTCGATGGTGCCCTTGCTGGTCGCGTCGCCGCCATAGAGGATATGGTCGGTGTCAGGCGCCTGGATCGGGTTGGTGGCGTGGCCGGTCCAGTCCGTGGATTCGATGAAGTTTTCATTCATGCCACGCGCGCCGGCGGTGTAGATGAAAATCATCTGGTCGGTGAACTTGGACCAGTAATCCGAGAGACGGTCCTTGCCGATCTTTCGAATGTTGTGCGTGGTGCGCTTGCGGCTCATCTTGCCGCCGGCGGAGACGCCGTGCCTCATCTGGTCGATTTTGATCTCGTCCGAGAAGAAGCGGAGATTTTCCTCCTTACCCTGCAGGCGCTGGTCGCCGTAAGTCGGCTTGGCACGGAGCTGGACGGAGAGGTCGAAGGTGATGGTGTCGCCGGCATCGGATTCGAGGTCGGTGAGCCGCTGGATCGCGTATTCGTCGCTTTCGCCGATGAACTTGCGGTCCCAATAGCTCTTCCGCATGGTGTCAACCATGAGGCTGCCGGACCACTTTTTGACGGCGAGGGGGGAGCCGAAGGGGACTGTCGTGGGGGCCATGAGTGCCAATCTCCTGTTGAGGACAATCAGCACGTCTTGCGCAGTCACGTTCTAATTACTGGAAATGGCGGATTGTTGCAATAAGAGGCGCGTGTTATTGAACAGACGTCTGCGCAGGACGTGCGGCTTCATCAATGGAGCTGCCAAAATGAGCGCAACAAACATCATCCCCGAGGACTGGAAGCCCGCCGCGAAGATGCAGCGGATCATCTGCCATTGGACGGCAGGCGCCCATAAGGCGTCGGATTTCGACCGCGGGCACTATCACATCCTGATCGAGGCCGACGGCAAGCTGATCCGGGGCATCCCCACAATCGACGCCAACCAGGCGCCGGTTGGCAAGAATTATGCCGCCCATACCCTCAACTGCAATACGGGCTCGATCGGCGTATCGCTCTGCTGCATGGCCGAGGCCGTCGAGGCGCCGTTCAACCCGGGCAAGCATCCCATGACTGAAAAGCAGTGGGATACGCTGGCGGCCGTCGTTGCCGACCTCTGCCGGGAGTACAAGATCCCGGTCGGCCCGAAGACGGTGCTCTCGCACGCCGAGGTTCAGTCGAACCTTGGCATCCTGCAGCGCGGCAAGTGGGATTTCACGCGCCTCGCTTTCGCGCCGAGTGTCAAAGGGGCGCAAGCCTGCGGCGACAATCTCCGCGCCGCCGTCGCCAAGCTGCTCTAGGTCGCGATGATCCAGAAGGGCCTCATCATCGCCTGCGCCATCCTGCTGCTCGCCCTCGTCGGAGTTGGCCTGGCATTCCATTGGCGCGGGCAGACCATCGAAACGCTGACCGCTGAGAAAGCGCTCGCGAAGCGGCAGCTCGACGAGGCGAACGCCGACCTCGAACAGTCGGAGAAGAACCACAACCGCATCGTCCAGGAAAAGGACGCCCTGCTTACCGCGGAACTGGCGAGGGCTCTTGCAGAGCGCACCCTCGCGGTTCGGATGGCAGAGATCAAAAAGGATATCGACAATGCCCCGGAAAGCAGCGCGGTTCGCGATAGTGCTCCTTTCACTGCTCTCTTTGACGGCTTGCGTCTCCTCGAAGGAGAGGGTGACCGTGACGGGGCCAACGGTAGCCTACCAGTCGCAGGACCGGCCGGAGCAGCAGCTTCCGACCCCGGCGATGCCGAAGCTGCCCACAAAGGGCGCCGCCGATAGGGAGTGGGCGAATTATACCGCCAGCCTCTACGACGGCCTGAAATCCTGCAAAGTCTCGATCGAGACCTACAAGCAATTCCGCCGAGCGACCGGAGGCCTTCCTCGATGAGCTTCTGGGACTATATCACCATCGACGACGTGAAGACGGCAATGGCAGGCATCGCAGGTAGCGCCGTGTCGGTCGCGATGGAATGGAACGGGATCGGCTCCGGCATCCGTCGCTTGTTCGTCGGTGCCGTCGCGGCATACTTTCTGGCGCCGATCGGGATACCGATGTTTCAGTGGGCTTTGGGCCACCTCGAGGTGCCGGGGGAACAGTCTGCCAGCGTCGGGGGTTTCATCATCGGTATAGGCGGCGTTATCATCGTCGAGATCATCCTGAAGGCATTCCGCATAAGAAGCGCCGAGATCGGGAGACGGCATCGTCATGACGAAGCTTAAGGCACGGCATTTCACGCAGGCGGCGCGGCCACAGGGCCGCGTAATTGTTGTGGCGATCGTGATCAGCGTGGTGTGGCTGGTTGCCAGTGCGTTAGCGCACTGAAGCTCTGCCCGCCGTTATGCACAAAAATAACGGCCTGCAGCTTGACCGGCTTCGCATGTTTTCGCATAGTATTGCGAGCGGACAGACCCGAGGCGCCCAGCGCCATTTCCCCTTTGAAATTATGACACGCGCCCCGGCGCATGCCTTCGGAGTTTCCGCATGTCCTCAAACCAAGCCGTTGATCCCTTCCTCACCTTGAAGGATATCGAGGCGATCACCCAGGTAAATCCCAGCACGATCTATCGGTGGATCGACAAGAACCTGTTCCCGGCCCCTATCAAGCTCGGCGTCAATTGCGTGCGCTGGCGCACATCGGCGATAAACGCCTGGCAGGAGAGCTTGGAGAAGAAGGCGTCGTGA